TTGCGCTTTGACGACCTGCCACTAGCAGGGTACTGCCGGATCTCGGATGCAGACCTAGCAGACATCAGAAGAGCCCTGAGGAACGGGGACATCACCCCAGAGGAAGCCGCAGAGCTGGAGAGGAAGGGCGTCCTCAAGCAGAGGGACGATGTCAAGATCCTTGCTGACAGGCACAACCGGGAAGTGATCTTCTACGAAGACAACAACCTCAGTGCCTTCAAGAGGAACGTCAGGAGGCCCCGGTTTCAGGACATGGTGAGGGACCTCAAGGCCGGCAAGTTGGCCGGCATGGTGGTCTATGACATCGACCGAGGGTTCAGGCAACCCAAGGATCTTGAGTCCGTCATTGACATCTACCAGGACTTCGCTGAGAAGAAGAAGTTCCGGTTGATCTTCGACACCATGTCAGGTCAGAACTTCGACCTCTCCACTGGAGATGGGAGGTTCACGGCTCGTCTGTACGTCAACATCGCCAACAAGTCCTCCGAGGACACCAGCCGTCGCATCGTCAGGGACAACGCCTCCAAGGCCCGAAAGGGTGTCTACCACGGTGGAGGACCCTCCTTCGGCTGGAAGGAGGAGGACAGAACCAAGCTGGACCCCAAGGCCGCGGGCCTGGTCCGGGACATCGTCCTCGGTCACCTGAAGGGTGACAAGATCGCTACTTGCATGGAGTACCTGAACGACAACGGTGCAGTGAACCCCACCTCAGGGAAGCCCTTCACTTGGGCAGGCACCAAGACTCTCATCTTCCGGGCTCGAAACTTCGGCATCAGGATCTACCAGGGAGAGCCCCAGCTAGACGACGAGGGCGACTACATCCTTGGAGACTGGGAGCCTCTGTTCAAGAAGGACGATGACACTCCGGACTTTGACCTCTGGGAACGCCTGGAGGCACTGAGGAAGGGCAAGAGCCCCGAGGGCTCGCAGGAGAAGAGTACAGTCAAGTACCTGCTCTCCCGCATCGTCAGGTGTGGACGATGTGGATACCCCATGGTGGGTAAGACCGTGTGGGTCCGCGGAACCAAATCTCAGTCCTTCGCATACAACTGCAACAAGAGCAACCCAGATGCCTGCGGGAAGATGGGGGTTACTGGTCCGCGGGTAGACGAGCTGATCAAGTCTCTCGTCTGGGCTCAAGTCCTCCGAGCCAGCAAGAACCGACAGGTTCCAGAGCCTCACGAGTCCTGGTCCAAGGAAGCCGAACTGAAGGACGTTGAGGGGCAGATTGCAGAGCTGAAGGCTCTGTGGGAGGCCAAAAAGGTAAGGGCTGCTACCTACGTCACCACCCTTGACGATTTGGAGTCCCAGAGGACTCAGCTCAAGGCCGAGAGGGCCTTTCATACGGCTACACCGGCCATCAGAGTTATTACACCCGAGCTGTTGAAGAACGGCTGGGAAGGTCTCTCTGTTGAGAGACAGCGGATCATCATCCGCTCTGTCCTCAAGGCAGTGATCATCCATCCTGCCAGGGACGGTAAGAAGGGGGGTCCCTTCGATCCTGCCCGAGTAGAGCCGGTCTTCGCTTAGACAGCAAATAGCCCCACCTCCCGAGAGGGGAGGTGGGGCCTACTCATGTTTACTTCAGCTTCATCAACTCAAGGATCTCGTCCGCGGTTTCCTCATCAAGTTCAGGAGCCTCGGAGAGCCACTTCTCAAGCCACTCCTCTTGGCTCACTCAGTCACCCGCCCACAGGGACAAGCGCAATCCCCCTCCGGGGCTGGCACCCCGGCAGCCTCGTTACACTCAACGTCCTCTTGATCCCACCATGGGTGGGGAGTCGGCTCATCAAAGCACTGCCCGAACTTGCAGCCCCAACAGGTTGAGTAACAGACGATGATTCCCATCAGACTTCCTCCCAGCCAGTAGGACGTACCTCGACCAGTGGACCAAACGACTCAGAGACCTGACGCCAGGCCATCGGAAGGCCGATTAGCGAAGTAGAATCGTCATCCGGATCAACAATGCAGTACATGACATCAGGGTGTCCGTCCTGCCAGATAGCTCCGTCTTCGTCTCGGTAAAAGGCCATCAGTCCTCCAGCTCAGTCAGTGGTCCCCAAATCTCATCCAACACCTCACGACTGGGAAGCCAGTTCTCCTGATCATCGGAAACAACAACACCATCTCGGGCCACAATAAGAGTCCATCCATCATCCTGCTGCTCCCAAATGTCTCCATCCCCATCCCGAACCTTCATCAGTTCCCCTCCCCTGCCGTCTCCCAGCATCGGAGGAAGAACTCAACTTCCTCGTGGTAGTGGTCCAGTCCGTCTTCCTCACCGTTCTCAATGCCCTTGTGAGTGTCGTAGTCCAGCTCTGAGGCGTACATACGGAGAGCCGACTCCAGCCGGCTCGGGTCAAGCTCGCCCTTCTCCCGAGTCGTCTTCATGTAGAGCTTGGCAAGCTCCTTGTTGTTCGCCTTCAGGCGCTCAACGTTGTCCTCCCGATCTACAAGCATCCAAGCAAGATCCTTGTTGCTGTACTGGGTGTACTCTTCAACCCGCTCTTCTTCAGTCATCAGAAAGATCCCCCGAGTCATAGCGGGCCCAAGCTTCGCTGTAGCCCTCCCAGTTATCGACACCAGCCGCATAGAGCGCGGAAAGGAACTCCGCGTTCTCCTTGAGCCCCTTGACCTCGTCTTCGAGGTCTACGATCCGCTCAGCAAGCTCACGAGCACCGTGGTGGTAGTAGGTCTCGATACGCTCGTCTCTGTTCATCGAATCACCTTCACGGGGATACCAGCCTTCTTGCACTCGTTGACACAGTTCCAGGTGCCTCGGGATTCCCCGAGAGGGAAGGCCAAGCAGAGATCTGCGCCGGCCATAGCCATCTCACGGTTCCGAATAGGGCCCGCGGCCTTGCCGTGTTGTTCCCAGTCCGCGGGGTGCTTGATCTCGTAAACCCCTTCCTCAGGCCAATAGAAGTCAGAACACCAGATACTTGCGAACCTGTCTGCTCCTGTAGAGCAGTCCCCATGTCTGACGAACAGCGGTTCATATCCCAGTTCTGTCTTCAGGTCACTTAGGCACTCGAAAACCTTCTGTTCGTCTCCCAGGCTCCGACTACCAGTCACAATGACTGTGAACGTCATCCATCCCTCCAACGCTTGGTCTGATCCATGTAGTAGAACTTGAAGGCGTAGTTCATAGCAGAGATACAGTGCTCAAATGTTCCAGCGGTCAAGATTTTGATCTCGTAGGGCATATAGAGGCACCATTGACCGCTCCACATCTTCTTAATTCGCCATTTGGCGTACATCAGACTTCTCCATCCGGAGTGACTACGCGGGAGATTCCCGCGGATCGAATCAGAGTCCAGCAAGCCGGGCACGGCTTGCGGGTGACGTAGAGGGTGGCCCCAGGAAGGTCTTCTGGTCTTGCCCTCTCAATCGCATTTCGCTCTGCATGAGTAGCAGCACAGTTTGCGTAGTCCGAATCAGGGGCTACAGAGTCCGAGCAGGGCCAGACATTCCCACAGGCACACTCAGGGCTTTGGGCCTTGTTGCAGTCACACAGCTCAGACTCACAAGCTGTCTCTCCTGCCCAAGACGGAATGACTTGGTAGTGCCTTCCCCGCGGACAGTTACCTGCCGTGGCACAGCCAGGAATCCCGGATATGAGACCGTTGTAACCGGGAGTGACTACGTGGTCCCTGGACACCAAAAGGGCCCCTACCTGTGCTCTGGTGCAGTCAGCTCGGGTAGAGGCCCATTCAGCGCCGGCCAAGTAGTACTCATCAAAACTCGGCCGAGAGAAGGTCACTCTTCATCCTCATAGTCGTACCAGTCGTCTTCTTCGTAAACAGGGCAGTCGGGACAACCCGGGCAGCAATCAGGGTCAGTGCAACAAGTGCAGGTCACTCGTCAATCTCCCCAAGCTTGAAGGAAACCCAATCCCGACGGTTGTAGTCGCCCTCGTAAGAGGGCTCGAAGTCATCAACCCAAGCCATAGCCTCGTCCAGGTTGTTGACTACACCCTTCAGGGTCATGTCGTCATACCAACCATCAGTAAGCACGTAGACAGTCACAGACCCTCCCCAGAGTCGTACCAGGTCTCTTCCTTCACGACACGAATTCGGTAACGACCTCCGTGTTTGGTGGCATCCCGCTTACCTACGAAATGACAGTTCTCCATCAGATACGCCTCGCTGGTGAACTTCTTCCGATAGAACCGAGCCTTCTCATGCCAGAAGCTCTCATTGCCAAGGTCTACGAACTGCTCAACAAGCCAGTACTCGAAAGAGTCGTTCACAGCCCCTCAACCTCTCCGTCGATGAGGTAAGTGGTTGTGGCTCCAGGCTTCATCTCGTAGTCCCAGTAGTCCAGGGCAACCTTCTCCGCGGCCTTCCTGGACAGGCCGGCGGAACGAGCCGTTCTCTTGAGACTGCCAACGTGAATAGCCACTGTTCGAGCAATCTCAGCTCGAACGTTGAGAGCTTCGATAAGCTGCTCTGTCTTAAGGCCCTCAGTGAGCTGCTCAAACTTGTGATTGTAGTCCTCGTTCATCAGTCGTCCACCTCGCAGTAGTGGTCAATGTCAGCAATCACAGTCTGGCTTGTCTCATTCACCTGAATGTCGTCCTGCTCTCCGCAGGCACCGCACTCCCAGGTAATCCACACTCCGAAACAGCTACCGTCACTCAGCATGCGTGCCATCAGTTGTCCTCCAGAAAGAATGGGCTACCAGCTCGGTAGGTCAGGCTGAAGACCTGACCGTAAGGGGACTTCACCAGGATTTTGAATCCATATCGAGTCTCCTCAGGGTCCCTTAGAACCTCACAAGGCCCAATGTCCATCAGGACCCTGTCTCCTTCACGGAGATCCTCAATGACTCGCTCTCCTTCAGAGAGCCAACTGTCACCCATCAGTGCTTAGACCCTTCCTTGTCAATTACGGAGCCCCATGAGCGGTCTCCGATCTCACCATCAGCAGGGATCAGAAGTCCCTTGTAGACGAACTGCATGATCTGAGCTGCCTTCTTGGTCAGCTCCTCTGCTCGTTCCTTGGGGAAGCTGAAGACAATTTCGTCGTGGACCACCAAACGCATCCAAGGCGTGAATCCTGCCTTGTCGAGTTCAATCACGGCCCGAGCCGTGATGTCACGGCAGGTGCTCTGAATCCGGTAGTTCATCCCAGCGTAAGGACGACGCTCATCCGTCAGGATGCGCCGGCCAGTGGCCGTGATGATGTAGCCGTTGCGCTTGGCCTCGTTGGTGCACTTGTCCGAGAGCTTCCTAGTAGCCGGATAGGTGTCCCAAAAAGCCTTGACTGCCCTCTCCGCGTCTTCCATGGAGATGTCCCACTGCTCATGGACAGCCTTCTTGCCACCACCGAAACAAACGGTGTAGTTGGTGCCTTTGCCTGCCTTCCGCTTGGGGTGCTTGGCGCTCTTGTCGTTGGGGTCCCAACCCATGAGGCCGAAGGCACCAGCCGCGGTGATGTTGTGGAGGTCTTCTCCGTCCTTGTACGCCTTGAGCATCCGTCGATCACCGCTGTCCGCGGCAAGGAACATCAGCTCCATGGAGGAGTAGTCGACCGTGGCCGTAACGTGCCCAGGCTCAGCCAGGAAGGCGTGACGGACGTACCCTGTGCCGGCGGGAAGGGTCTGTGCTGCAATAGCCCCCGTCACGGTCATACGAGCTGATCGTGCCTGGCAAGAATTGATGCTTACGTGGACCCGTCCATCACGGTCCACGTTCTTCAGGATGTTCTCGAACCAGGTAGACCGCTTCTTCTCAGCCGACTTGGCCTTGAGAATGGCCTCAGTCAAGGGGTGATCAATACCGCTGAGAACGGACTCATCCGTAGAGAGCTGTCCTTGAGGATGCGCCTCTGTCGGCTTGGTCCTCTTGGTTAGCTTGAATCCAAGGCCCTGGAGGGCCTCAATGATCTGCTCCGAGGAACCGATGAGGTCGACACCCCACTCAGCAGCTACAGCCCTCCACTTGGCCTCTTCCTCCTTCAGCTCCTCAATCCGCATCTCGACATAGGGAACGTCAACCAGGTAGCCAGTCCTCTCCATCTGGTAAGTCACCCAGTGAAGTCGGTGCTCCCAGCCAATCAGTCCATAGTCCAGGGACTTCTTGGGGATGAGAGGAAACAGGATCTTGACCAGCCGATAGGCAAAGATCGGGTCCATGCCGGCGTAGAGGTTGTAGCCCTCGTGGAACAAGGGCACCTTGTTCCAAACCGTGTCCTTGGTGACCTTGCCGTAGATACCTTCCTTGAACTCCCTGATGTACGAGTAGCCTTCGGCCTTGAGATCTTCCTTGGTCAGTCCGGGACGCTCAGCAAAGCGGAACTCATGAGTGACCTTGTCCTTGTCACGAGCCTTGAAGCCAACGACCTCCTTCTGAGCGTTCATGCTCTTAGCTATCTCGGTCATGGAGCCCTTGATGCGGGCACCAAGCCCGTCATCTATGTAGTGCTTGACCAGCTCTTCGAGCTTGAGACCAATCCCGCCTTCCTTAACCGCCCGCCCATCAACAAGGTGGGCGAGGATCTTGGTGTCCCAGGTCTTCTGGACCAGAGGGAAGGGATCAACACCGAAGCAGGACTCAATGACGTGGAAGTCGAAACCGCGGTTCTGGGCCGACAGACGCTTGGCCTTGTCCAGAGCCCACTTCATTGCCTCAACGAAACGGCCCCCATACTCCACAGGGAGAATGAAGGCCGTGTCCCAGTTACCGAACTGTGCTAGCCGGCAACCATAGTTGTCTGGTGCGTCCCACCAGTTGAAGCCACCAGTTGTCTCAGTGTCGAACCCAAGGAAGTCCTGGTTGGCTTCTACGAAGGAGTAGAACGCGGGGAGGTCTTCCGGAGTCTCCACCACGTATATCTTGATAGGACCCTTGACATCAGCTTCCAGAACCCTCATGGAAGACCTCCCTCTGTTGAGTTGATTTACTCGACTTCTTCAACGTTCTGGTACTTGACCTTGAACTTCCAGGCTTCTGCAACAAGACCATTGAGACGGGTAAGAGCCTCAGACTTCTTAGGTCCGTAGCCCCAACCACCATTCAGTTGGTTGTGCCGACTAAGGTCATTCCACTCTTCAATCATGTCGTCCAGGACATCAATCTCAGCCGGACTGAGGTCCATGAAGGGGTTAGCTGTCACAGCGTCTCCAAGAACTCGTCCAGCTTCTGACCAATGACCATCTGTGCGTTGGAGGTGTCGATCTCGTTCAGAAACTCCTCAACTTCGACGGTAGGAAACTTGATTGTGCAGACTGCCTCACCGTTGTTGAGGTGAATAAACAGAGGTTCCCCTGTTACCTCAACCATCACGTCTGCATAGCCGTGGATGCGCCCAGGGAAGGCCAGGGCCTCCTTCACCAGGTCCAGGGAGATAATCCAGATTGCGTCCTGATCCACGAAGGACAGGGTGAAGGCCCAAGGCTCTTCCGGATCAAAGTCCCAGATGGAATCCAGTTGCATAGTGAGGAAGTCTCTAGTGGCTTCACAAGGGATGATCACTGGTCCCCCTCAACCTTCTCCCAACCGATTCCCTCATGCTCAAGACCGAAGGCCCACATACCCTCTGTGCGAACAAGAGTGGGAGCCTCAGTTCGAAAACTTTCCGTAGCCTCTTCGACCTCAAGGACTTCAAGAACAGCGCCCTCTGTGACCCATGCACATTCAAGCCCGTCCTTAAGAATCCGGATCTTGTCGCCAACCTTCAGGTCCACCAGTTCTCCTTGATTCGTGGGCAGTTGAGGCACTTCAGAACGAACTTGCCTGCTAACCAGACTGATATCCAGCAGTGTCCAGGGCAGTTCACTTGGTCCTCTTTCGGATGAGGCCCATCAGGGCCTCTCCTGCTGCGTATCCGAGAGCCAACGCGATGATGACGATGGTGAATGTCTCTAGGAGAGGCATTTCAGCTCCCGTAGGGCTCGTCAGGGATGTCCTGGACTGAGTTAGAGGCGATGTCTCGGAGGTGTCCGAGGACCAGGCCGGCGAAGACCTGGATTTCCTGGTCCGCGGCAACGTGATGACGCTTCCCAAGGACATCTCTCCATGCCCTGAGATTCCCACTCACGATCATGTCCACAGGAGCGGCATTCGGGAGAACAGCCCTGGCAGCCTCACGGGCCTGCTTGCGCTTCAAACCCTTCTCGTCCATGAGGTACTCAACCAACCGCTCATAGTCCTCAAGAGCACGCTGGTACGACTCGTTGATAATCCAAGAGGCTGTGTCATCAGCCCCTTCCGCAGCCGGCGGAAGCACAGGAGTGGTCTCCGAGTAGTCGACATACCGCTGAGAGACCACAGAGAAGGAAAGGTGCCGGTGTCGAGTCAGCTCAGTCAGAAGAGCACGAGAGGCACCACGGACAAGGAACGTCACTGAGGAATGCTCCAGGACACTGAAGTGTCCCTGATCAATGATGTTCTTCAGGTAGTCCTCGTTCCGAGCTGTCTTGGGGTTCGGACGGTTGAAAGACTTGTAGCAGAGCCTGCCGGCGAACTCGGCAAGAGCATCAGCCCCAGACGGGTAAGGCTTGCTCGGGTAAGCCTCGTAGTTGTATGCCTCGTAAGCCGGGGAGTCCCCAAACTCAGTGCATGCCAGAACGTCAACCTGCATTGTGAACCTCTCAGTACCAGTTGTTTGCCTGAGAGTGAGCCCAGGCATTACAGACCCCGCCATAGCGGGAATCGACATACGACTTCATCCATCGGAGCTGAGTAGCTGGATTGGTCCTCCAGTCCGCTCCCGCGGAAGACATCTTGGAACCAGGAAGAGCCTGAGGGAGCCCATAGGCTCCCGAACTCGGGTTAGTAGCCGAGACGCTCCAACCAGACTCCTTGGCAATCAGTGAGTCAGCACAGGAGAACTGAGAGCCGAAGATGGTCTGAGCAACAGCCCGAGCAGACCCCTGAGGTACAGCCGAAGTCTTGGGTGTCTTCCGCTCGTTGGAGCGGGACACAGAGTCAGGGATAGGAGGTCGAACAGTCTTGGTGACTTCCACCTTCTTTGTCACAGTCGGGCCAGGGATCTCGACCTTCATCGGCTTGTGCATGGTCTCAGTGACCGTGGGGCCTGGAAGGTAGACCTTCTCTGTTACAGGATCAACAGCCAGTTTGACGGCTACTGATGTCGTCGCTGCCGCGACGAATACGGAGAGACCAGCTATAACGGCCTTGACTCGATTGTCATTCATACATCTCCGATGCCGAACCAAAGGGGGCCGGCCGGATTACCGGCCCCCGACATGTCTCGTGTCAACCTGCGGGGTAAAAAAAACTACTTGAAGGTGCCGTCCTTCTGCTTCCACATCGGGGGGCACTGGTCGGGAGTGCCCTTCGGGGTCGGGCACATCCAAGCGGCCCAAGGACCCCTGGCACCGTTACCCTCCTTGAAGGTCCGAGCCCCGTGGTTGCAGGTGTAGCCGCCAGCAGCAGGAGTCGCGGGAGCCTGGTTGTACTGGACTTGACCGCTACCCGGATCGAACGACGGCTTCGAGGCAGCCGGCTGGGACTTGCCGCCACCCTTGAACTCTCCGCGGGTGAACTCCGCGGCCTGGGCAGTCAGCTCGATGAGACCAACAGACTTCATGGCCAGAAGCAGATCCTTGCCACGCTGAGCAGTCTCCTCAGCGGTCGAACCGTAGACAGTCGGCGTCAGCCACTCAGCGTCATAGCCGGCCGCAGCCTTAAGGGTGAAGCCAATCTTGTAAGGATTCGGAGCAGCAGCAACAGGAGCAGGCTGGTTGGTCACAGGCGCCTCCGGGGCAGTGTTGCTGTTCTCGGGCTGAGCCTTGTCCCAAGGGGCGACCTGGCCCCAAGGGTCGGTCTGGTAATCAGTCATCAAGTCCTCCTTCAGGAGGGGCTTTGCGGGCCCCTCCCTGTAACTCCAGTATGGCAGTTCTTATATCTCGTGACAACCTAGAAGTCAGTGACCAGGGTCACACAGGACACGCACCGCTAGCACAGACCTCATCGAAACCGGTGTCAGTCACCTCAATCCCAACCTCCTCAGCACGAGCCTTGTACTCCTCGAAGGAGATGCGCTCGTACGGAGACTGGGGCAGGGACATCTCAGGGAACACGGTCGTACCCTTCAGCTCAGGCAGGTACTCAGCCAGCAGGCCGGCCAGCTCTTCCGCGGTGTACTTCGTGGGATCCACGTTGGCCGTGTAGCTCACGGCCTGGTCAGCCCAGTACTCCTGGTAGAGCCGCTGGACGTTCAGCATGTCCCGGATGGTCAGCTCCCCTGCATGCTGGAAATAGTCCGGGAACTCCAGCTCGTCAAGAAGACTGTCCTTGGTAGGGATCTCCACTACCGCGGTGTTGGCTGCGTACTGACAGGGCTCTACTCGGTAGCCCTTCCTCCTGTACTCCTCCACCTGAGCAACCTCGTTGGGGTCGACGGTGGAAAACCGAATCCGTCGGATGAAGTAGCCGGCGAAGGGAGCATGCGTCGCCTCGCCCGAGACGCCGGCCAACTTGCTGATGGTGCCAGTCGGAGCAATCACCCTCTTCTTGATCGGGACAGGGATACGCAGCTCATTGGCGTACTCGGCTGCCGCCTCGTCTACCTCCCGAGCCCAGTCAATGAGCATGGAAGACACGTAACCGTGGTGAGGCGCCTCGGTGTACTTGAACCCCTGCTTGTACAGCCAGTCAGCGAAACCGAGGTGACCGACCCCGATACGGCGGTAACGAGCAATCGCCTCAGCGGACTTGGGATCAGCCACGTCAGCAAACGTGGCCCTGATCAGATACCGAGTGATGTACCGGTGGGCCTCCCCAAGTCCCTCGTAGTCAACGGTTCCGTCCTGGTCCACAAAGGCAGCCAGGTTCACCGACCCCAGGTTGCAGGGCTCCCAAGGAGTCAGTGTGGCTTCACCGCAGGGATTGGTGACGTAGGTCCCGTCAACCTCTCCCTCTGCCGTAAGGGCAGAGTTCCACACACCAGGCTCTCCGTTGTGGAGCATGCCTTCAGCGATGGCCTTGAGAACCAGATTAGCCTTACCTCCATCAGGCTCTCGCAGAGCCTCGAAGAATCCCTCTCCCACCTCAACACTGATGTTGGTCGTCCAGTGACCTCCCTCCTTCTTGATGTTGATGAACTCGAAGATCAGTGGGTCATCCCAACGCATGATGGACATGCGAGCAGAGCGACGGACACCACCAGCCACGATGGCCTTGGCAATGGCGTGGTCAATCCGCATAGCGCTGAGACCATCAAGAGGGACAGGCTCCCCCATGGAGTCGCCCACCAGGGCGAGACTGCGAAGGTTCTCCCCTACATCCCACATCATCTCTGCGAAGGGCTCGGGGCCTGAAGCAGTGCCACCGAAGGTCTTCAGCGGAGAGCCCTTACACCGAACACGAGACACGTCGTAGACCCTCTGAGTGTGCCTCGTCTTTGGGTCATGAGCGGTACGGATCAGGTCACCGAGGGCTTCAGCCCAGCCCTCACGGGAGTCCTCCACCGCATACGCGCCGGCCCAAGTGTGGCTGTACTCAGTGGAGATGAGACCAGCCTCCACCATGTCTTCGTAGTCCTGGTGCTCAGGGTCACAGACGATGTGGACGTTGACAGGAACCTGGACCGCGGGGAAGCCCTCCAGGAACCTGGAGCTGTAGTTGCTGCCCACTCCCCCACCCTCCGCAAGACGAAGGAGGGTGAAGGTGAAATGTTCCTCAGGTCGGGCAGCATCCCAGCCGGCTGCCCAACAGTTGTTCAACGCAAAATCATTGACACCACTGGACTTGAGATGTCGTCCAGCCGGCAGAACCTTGAAGCCCTCAATGAGATCGATCAGGGCCTCACGTTCACCCTCTTCGATGTACCGCGGCTCAACCAGCTTCAGGTTCCCGTCGACCACACGACGAACAGTCTCTGGCCACGTCTCCTGAGAGCCGTCAGGCTTGGTCCGGCTGTAGGTCCGGTAGTAGACCTGCTTGGAAGTGTCGTTCTTGAACTCCGTCATTCAGTCTCCTCATAGTCTTCTATGGTGATCTCGCCTACCTCGTGAGAGAAGAAGTCTCCTCCGGCATCACCGTGTTCAAGCGCATGCCAAACAAGGTGACCCGGGTCAGAGTCGAACTCTCCTGCAAAGGTGTCTGCTGGGATTTCAATGTGTGTCTCAAACTTCAGACGCTTCATGGGCTCCACAACTAACGTCCCGTCCGGATGTTGCGGTTCATGATTGCAGTAAGGCTGTCAATCGCCCTGTAAGCGCTTCTGCGCTCGTTCTCGGACTCCGGAGGGAGTCCACACACGAACACCCTCCAAGCAGCCTCCTGATAGCCCTTAGAGAGCTTTGCCAGAGCCTTATCAGCATCAGCCCGAGCAGTGACGATGTTGTCCGAGATAACAGACTTGGTCAGGTCGTCCTTCTTGCCAATGACCTGACCGATATCCTCATCAGAGTGGACGAAGGATCGGAGAGCGATCCGGACTTCGTCCGGGGTGTACCAGTACTGATCATCCATGAGGTCGTAGTGACCTCGCTCCTTGGACGCGTACCTCTTGCCGGCAACCCAGCAGACCTTACGGACGAAGTCCTCATCCCCGAAGTGCTCAGACAGCTTCTCCCGGTTCTCCAGGAGATACACCATGATCTCCTGCTTCACATCATCGGCGTCTACAACGCTCCACTTCTCAGCGACCTCCCAGGCAACCTTGCCCGCAATCTCGATGATGGGCTCCCAGTCAAACTCTTCCGTCACTGAGCATCACTCCAAGTCGTCTCTGCCTTCTGGATCTTTCCGCACACAAAGCCATTACGAGGCCACCCGTAATTGTTCGGTGTGTGCGAAGTGAGCTGTCCTCGGGCGGCACCTAGCGTGTTGTACGGGCCGTACGTCTCTGTGTACTCCGGTCCGTCCCAGAGGTACCGAGGGTTGTCCTCCCCGTACAGTCCGCGAACCCAATCAGGGTTGTCACGCCGCTCTCGGAAAGTGATCTGGACTCGATAAACGTCCTGGTCGTCACCAACCATCCTTCGAGCCATCAGCTCTCCCCCTTCACGGGCTTCCACTCGGTCTTGGTCACCTGAACCTGTTCGACCTCAACAGCCTTGATCTTGTTCTCGTAGCCCCAAAGATCTGCCTCCTGCATTTCAGTGGCACCAGTCTCGTAATAGACCAGGTAAGCCTTGCCGTCATCAGGGGCCCGGAAGATGAACTCGTAGATGTGAGACCACCGAGAGGTGTCATACAGCTCGTCATGCAGCTCTTCGGCATAGCCGTTCTCGGGATCACACTCGAAAGGAACCCCGATAGCGTCAAGCTCGTCTCGGGTAAAGGTACGAGTCTTCATCACTTACCCACCTTCTTGTAACCAAGGTGGATAAGAGCCCAGTCAATGATGATGTAGACAGTTGCCAACGAGCAGAAAAGCTGCACCACAGCCCACAGAAGACCCATCACTTCACTCCTCGAATGTCGATGCCAGAAAGACGCTTGTTACCGCGGACCCAACTACCGCAGTCATCACACCGGTACTGCTGGAAGGTGGAGACCTGCGTGTACGCCTTGCCCCGCTTCTTCAGGTTCTCTGAACCGCAGTTGTTGCAACGGTCTCCCTCGCTCTCGTCGTAGAGAGCGTGAGAGGGGTGAGACGGAATCCAGGGAAGCAGTCGGTCATAGAGCTGTTCAGTGATCACAACGTCCTGGACGTTGTACTTCTTCATCTCCTCCCAAGCCTGGTAGTCACCAGCCATGCACTTGACCCAAAGGGTGTGGCCGGCATGGCTCACCTTGTGGTCCAGGCCGAGGGCCTTGGTGACGTAGTCCAGCTTGTTCGAGGGGAATCGGAACTGCTTCTTGACGACCTTCAGGAGGTCGATCTGAGAGTAAGGAGACGGAGGACTCAGCTCCATCTCAACGAACTCACGGTTGAGATGGGGAATGTCAAACCGCTGTCCGTTGAAGTGGATGACAGCATCAGCCTCGTCCAGGAGAGCGTGAGCCGCGCTAACCATCTCTTCCTTGCCATTGTGGAAGGTCGAGAAGAACGAGGGCTTCTCAACGTCAATCCACTTGGCTGCGAAGCAGATAACCTCTCCGCTCTCAAGGAGTTGGTTGAGTCCTACGTTCTGCTGCCATAGGCCCCATACGTGGGCGAGATTGGGACTGGTCTCGATATCGATGGTAAGGAGCTTCATGAACCACTCTCCTTCAGGTGGGCCAGGAAGGCTTCACCTACGTATTTGGTGTAGACAGGCGGGATACATTCCCGGATGCCTTCTCTCGTCATCCACGGCACTCCCATGTCTTCCCGGATGTACTCCGTTCCCGAGAAATGACCAACAGCGTGGTAGAAGTCGCCAGGCTCTAGCCGGCGCCCCATCTTGACTGTCTTGTGCAGGTGTTCAGGTTCTTCCGGCTGATCAAGCACAAAGCCGTTGCCAGTCTCGAAGAGCCTGTGCCGGTAGGTATGGAGACCAGGGAACATGGCTCCGCAAAGCGTTACCGGGTCCTTCATAGCCCAGCGGGCCTCTTCAACGTTCTCTATGACGTAGGCAACCCCAATCTCCTCCAGCAGCTCCCGCAGAGGCTCAATGAGAAGCGGATGGTCATTCCCCTGAATCTGCTGAGTGATGGAGTAGCCCTGGCAAGGAGGAGAGCCGTGGATCAGCTTGACGTGCTTTCTGATCCACGCCTTGTTAGTCCGAAGCCACGCAAGAGCATCCTGCTGTACGAACATCCATCCCTGTGCCGCGTACCGCGGCTGAGGCAGCAAATCCACTCCCGCAATAGCCTTCAGGCCGGCATCCTCATAGCCTTTGGTTGCAGCACCCTGGCAGCAGAAGAGGTCTACAACTGTTGCCTCATCCAACGGTCCCCCCAAGACGCAGAACCTCACGAGTGACGTACCAGAGTGCCTTCTGGAGGTCTTCAAGCTCCTTCTCAGGACCACCCTTCTTTCCAGCTCGGCTCAAGTACTTAACCGCGTTACCGCGGTTGAAGTTCAGGTGCTCGGTGATGTCAATGACCTCAGCACCATTGGACCAGCCATCGGCATAGTGAGAAGGCGAGTTGACTACGCCATCATGTCTCGTGTCAACTTCCTGGGAAAAAAGAGAGTCCTCGTCAGGGTGCGGAGCACTCATAGCGTCGTAGGTCTCCTCAAACTCCAGCTCCCCCTTCATGAAACCAAGGTGGCCATAGCCCTCAATGTGGATCTGGAAGTCCCACTCTCCAGAACCGAGCTTGGTCACCTTTCCCCGCTTCCCAGTAAGGTTGTCGGGTCCTTCGTGCAGGTTATTCACGACCACTACACGGTCACCAACCTTGAACATTAGCCTTCCACCTTCCGGAGTTCAGAGAAATGGAACCAGAGAGGAACATCCTCGTTGTCCAGGAGAATCCGAGCATCCTCAACAACAACCTCCAGCACTTCACCAAACGCACCATTGAAGTGGTCGTCAGTGAAAGCCTCAACCTTGTTGCCTACTTCGAACATCACTTCTCCAAACCAAGCAATCGTCGGATAGAACCTTCGCCCTGTTGGCGACGAAGAGAGTCAGGGTCCTCAGTAGAAGGAAGGGTGATGGGGACTCCGTTGGGGAGTCGCTCAGAGAGCTTCTCGTTCATCTTCTGGCCGGCCTCGTCCCCGTCTCCCAGGAGGAAGACCTTCTCGTAGCCCTTGAAGGCCCTGTCGAAGAAGTCCTTCCAGGCACTGACACCCTGGATAGCAACTGTGGGAATCCCGTCCAGCTCAACAGCCCAGGCACTGAACTCGCCCTCGGTGATGGCAATGTACGGAACTTCGCTGCGGTTCATCGCCGCGGTGTTGTACAGCCGCGGTGAATCAGCGGGGAGGGACTGATACTTGGAGTGCCCCTCGTGGCGCTCCTTCTGGTTCTTCAGAAAGTGATAGACACCGTCGGTGTCCTTGACACACTCGTCCCGAATGCACCGAAACCGAACAGTCGAGATGAACTGAATGCCGGCGGGACGGAGATAGGGGATACAGAGATGGTCTCGATAGCGTTCATGACCCACCATCACCGAATCGCCTACGTACCCGGGGAGCCACATTACTGCTCCCTCGCCCAAACCGCGGGCGGTCAGGTACTCGTCTGCCTTGCTCCCTAGGTACTGCCGGTTGTACGTCTCCGCTGCCTCCACCGAACCAGGCATCTGCCCGTGCTTTCGCTTCAAGAAAGCTCACTCCCTCCTCACGTTGGATGATGTCGAAACTGTCTTCAGAGATGTCACAGGCGTGACACTTCCAGCGGTTGAGTTCGATATGGACCGAAGCACTTGGACGCTCCTCAACATGGAGCGGGCAAAGCACCTTCTGCCAAGTGGAATCCCAACCAGGGCCCCGGGAAAGGCGAACCTCGGGGTAGTAGTGGCTGAAGACTTCTAGGATCGACGGCTTAGGCTGAGGGGTGCTCGACTCGTACCAGCGCACGGGAACCGTCCTCGTTCTCCTGGTAGACACTCACCGGAAAGACGTACTCACGTTCAAGCTGCTTCATGAAGTGGTTGTTCCCGAAGTACTCGCGGTAGTCGAACTTGGTACCAAAGTGGTCCAACATCAGTCAGTATCCTTACGGTTGTCTTTGTGGATCCGGATTCCGAGGATCTCCACGGCCGGCGGTCGTTCTAGGTAATCCGCAGCATTGCGGAGGGTGTTGGGGTTGTCCCGTGCCGAGGTCAGAAGTCGACCGTTACACATCCGGCAGAGAAGACCTCGGACTTGCCCTGTCTTGTGGCAGTGGTCTACAGAGAGCCTTTGCCGACGAGTCCCGCCGCAGATAGCGCACTTACCGCCCTGCGCCTTGAAGAGCTGGTCATACTCGCCCGGTTCGAGTCCGTAAGTTTCCGTGACCCGAGCCTCATGGGACGCCTTGGAGCGTCCCTTCTTCCGACAGTCGGAACAGATCCGGCCCTTCGGAGTGAAGAACCTCAGCGCTCTGTTCTTCGAACACCTCGTACAATGCCTCGTCTTAGCCGACACGACGCATGTCTCGTGACAACCTAGACTCCAAAAAAAGGTACCGGGACTCAGTGAAGGTAGCTTGCAGCCGACCCAGGAACTCCAGGAGGTTCATCTTCACTCGACCACCCTTACCCTGGTCCAGGATCAGAGTCTTGTAGCCACCCTGGAAGAAGTGCATCAGGGTCTTGCCGAGGGTCTCGGTGTTCAGCCGGCGGGGGTTGGTGATGCGCAGGAGGATCACAGCCCCGTCCTCGGTGATGTCCTTCTGGAGGCCAAACCCGTTGGGGCGGTTGTTCGTTCGCTTGTTCATATCTCCAGCATGCTCCTTGTGGATGTCTCGTGTCAACCTGTGGAGTAAATGTGAAGAGTGATCCAGGTCACTCCTCAACCGGAACCATGTGCTTCTCAAACGCGGTGTCGTGAACCCCGTCCTTGTCCTTGAGGACCCAGAAGTCAACGTCCTGACTGGACGTTGGGTAAGGTCCTGCTACCAGCTCGTATGACTCCCCCTCAGGGGAGTACTGGAACCGCACCTTCTGACCCACCTCGAACCGCGGAACAGGCTTAAGAAGCTCCTCTGTTGAGGAGAAGTGCTTGCCCCTCGGGTCCTCCACTAGGTACGCGGTCACGTCTGTAGGCGTTTGGAAGGGGCCGAATACTACGTGGCCCTCTCCCCAACTGCTGTGACGAACCTTGTCCCCGACTCCGAACTTCCCACCCTGAACCGTGCTGCTGTTAACCATGCTGTTCTCCCTCATCAGAAGTGGATCCCCTCAACGTCCTTCAGACGCAGGGTGTTGCTGTCCAGCTCCATGGACACGTACGTCTGACCACTCGGGTCTACGAAGTCGCCCTCTCGCCACTTCACAGGCGAGATGTTCAGAACCTTGTCCATCCCGACCTCTTCCGGCTCCCGGTGGATGGTCAGAATCAGTGCCGGCACACGATGGATCTTGCCCTTGACTCCAGACAGAGGAATGGGCTTCAAGCCGTCGGAGTGGTCTCCGACCACATGGTGAAGGGCCATCACATGGGACTCAGTCTCCCGAGCCATGTCGTTCAGGTACTCACACATGCCTTCGAGGCCAAATGTGAAGGACTCGGCATCGCTGGCACCTCCAGTGTCCACGTTGGTGATGTTGTCCACGACACACAGATGCGGATGACAGCCGAAGACCTCGAAGTAGATCTCCAAGTCCGCTTCCATGTCGGCCGGCGTAGGCATGGCCTCGTAGGAGAACCTGATCCACCACTTGTCTCCCAGGACTCGTTCGTAGGTGTCGAACTTGTCCTCCAGGAGAGCCTTCTTCACGTCCTTGACGTTGTCACCTGTCAGCATCGCCGTGGCTCGACTGAGCTGCGTTGCGGCGTTCGAGTCCGCGGACCAGTACATGACTGGCAGCGAGCCGGCCAAGGCCAGGTTCAGGGCGAACAGGGACTTACCAGTGCCAGGGCCGGCAACCACCAGGGATAGAGATCCTCGCTGGAACTCCACCCCCTTCTTCTGGAGTTCCTTGCTCAGGTTGGGAATCGGCTCTCCAGCAGAGCCCTTGATCCTTGCTGACTGCACAAGGCTATAGATATCTTCCACCTTCCTTCGGACATGCAAAAGGGCCCCAAGGTGTTGTCTCGGGGCCCTCAGCGTTCAGGGGTTTCGCTACGTGCTGTGCGGATCGATAAGCTTTGCATGCACTTCGGTAATAGCTGCACCAAGTGCGTCAAGGGTTGTCTGAGCCTCGAAGGTCTCTCCGGACATCCCATACAGGAGATGCCGTTGCCATGTCGCCTCATGGCTAGCCCATGGGCTACTCGCCCGGATCTTCTCAGCCTCCTCATGAAGGAGGTTGTCAATCAGATAGCTAGCCTTCTCCGAACGATCCGGAGAATGAGGCCCACCCTTCATCAGGGCTGCATACAGCTCTTCCCGTGCACTCACGTCTACTCCTCCATGACATCAACGACTTCCCGCATGGCGTTGATGCGGGATGCCCTACGGATGAGGTCAGTCACCTGGTTTGCCACCCGAGACAGGTCCCCGGAACCAATAACTGACTCTGGCTCAGCCACAGCTCGATTGACGATCTCGGACACAATCCCGAGCTCGAAGGCAAACAGCCGCTTCTCACTGTCGATCTGACGAGACACAAGCCTCTTGACTGTCAGTTCCTCGGGCACGTCTAGTCCCCCAAAGCTTCCTGCTTGGCCTTTAATGCGGGACGAAAACCGAACTTGTTGGAGAAGAGACAGAACAGTGAGTTGGCTTCATCATCAGCCTTGACGTACCTCCGATGAGCCTCCTCAGTCTCTGCCATGACTGCGTAAGCAGTCTTCATCTTGATGATGAACTCGTCTCGCTCGTTCACGTCTACTCCTCAGGCATCTTCAGGGCCAAAGGCCCGTAGTGGCTTTCAATGTGAGCCAGCGTCTGAGGCTCGAAGTAGCCCTCACCGTCAACGGCTACGTATGTCCCGTCATGGCATGGAAGCCACTCGTAGCCGTCGGAGTCGACGTAAGACAACACAGTTACTCCTCAATCTCCTCAACAGGTGGAAGCCCAAGATGAGCCCTCACCAGTCCAGCAGCCGGCCCATCCTCACTCAGAGGATGGTCAGGGTTGAACAAGTCCTCGTGTGTCTTGACTTCAGACACTTCTTGCCAGGCCAACTGATCGGCCCTTACTTCGTCCACCAGGAGACCTACAGCCTCTTCGGCCTCAGCCGGCCACTTGGACTTGGACAGTTCATCAGCGAACGTCCTGTTCGCATCAGGCATGCCCTTGCAAGCAGCTCGGACCTTGGAGAAGTCATCTGGAGATGAAGCCTGGGAGTCCATCAGAGGGTTCATCACCTTCGTGCACTCCTCCAGGGCCTCATTGAAGGGAGCCACCAACTTCAGGTACTGAGTGGCTCCTTGCTCCCGAGTCAGAGAGCCAGCCACAGGACTGGCAGTGGTCTTCGGCTTCGCCGGCTCGTCATCAGACGAGCACGACACAGAGCCAAGGGTCAGAAGGATCACCGCGGCTGCGGTGTAGACGGACTTGCGGTTCATGAGGTCCCCCCTCGTGAGTGTTCCTGGGGGGAGACTTTACCGCCCGACCGCTACCGCGGTGCCCTTCTGTAGAAGACCCTACCTCACAGGATGTCTCGTGACAACCCCAGGATCAAAAAAATAGTCAGTCGTGCTCGTAGGACTCAACCTCAATACCAGAGTCCCGGACAGTGATCAGAGCATGCTCACCAAAGTGCTTCAGAAGCACGTTGTCAAAGGCTCCGGACTGAAGAGCATGGTCAAGGCCGTGACACCGGTTGTAGCGGTCCTCGCTCGGGCCCTCGTAACCATCCCGAATGTACTCACGGTTGGGCCACTCCCCCTCCCAGTGACCCTTCACCTTGCCAAGGCTCGGATGGTAATCCACGTCCAGGCTGTAGCCGTCCTCGTACTCATCCCCGTACTCGTCAACAGAGCCATCGGGCTCAGTCGTGGTTCGTACCCACAGACCGTTAACACCGAACTCACAGGTGTCTCCGTCATTGAAGTACGGGGTGTACTGAGTCCACCCAAAGCGAATGATGGTTGGGTCATCAAGGAGGGCCTGGAACAGAGGAACAAGCTCCTCAATCGGCTTCTGGTCAACTCGGGAAGTGCCCTGAGTGATGTCACCCGAGACAGGCATACCAAGGAAGTTGGTGTCAGTCGTCATAGTCAGACCTCCGAAGGCTGGTTAAGGAGAAGGGTAGAGAGAGGGACTTCCCTGCGCTGAGAGCCAGACATCCACTTCTCAACGGGAGTGTTCTTGAGGTAGTCAGCCGGCGAGGGAAGCCAGCCCAGGTCTTCAATGATGTGCCGCTCAGCGATGAGCCGAGTCGGCACCTGAACGACCTTGCCAGAGGACTTGGTGACAGAGATGGTGGGGCCGAACTTCTCCTGTACCAGCCACACACCAAGGGTGTGGTGGTAGATGGCTCGGTGTCGAACGTCCCCAATGATCTGCTTCGAAGAGTCGATGTACTCCTCAATGGGAAGGTAGTCCTCCGGGACACCACCCCACTTACGAGCCGCGGACTGGGCATGGTTCCAACTGTTGATGGCTCCTCCTCAGAACGTCGGCTTGGAGTCATGGATCAGGTCAATGACGATCTGAAGGTTCTCCTTGGTCACTCGATCTGTCGTCTGATCCTTGAGGAAGTGCAGACACCGAACCACTGACAGGGCCGTGATCATTCGGTACTCAGTTCGGCCCTTGCGGAGAGTCGCAGTTGTGATCTCCAAGAACTTCGTCCTCACTCCGACTCCTTGAATCCATCGCGGGCAACAGCCCGACGGACAGCGTTGGCTTCGTGCTCCCAGTAGGACTTGTCATCGTCAGGGAGCTTGTCCCAGTCACGATCCTCAAAGAGCTGTGACTTGGAAAACCTGTTGAACAGCCACTCAGCAAGCGGGTCCTTCCCAGACTTCGGAGCCTCATAGACCCAAACCGAATCCATGACGAACAAAAATCTACTGGCACACACCCACTGAAGGTTGCTCAGGTAAGTGCCGTAGTCCTCACTGAAGGAGAGGATCTTAAAGGGGCTGCCCTCCACGAAGACCGTGTCATTGATCTTGGGCTCAGGCATTACGAGACTCCTTGATCGGATTGGACTCAGCCGGCTTCGCCACCATACCGAGGGTGAAGCCAACGGACAGACAAAGAACAGCAGTCAGGACGATGTACGGAATCACTCAGACACCACCTTCTGAAGAGCCCTGATGAGCTTGTGAATCTCTGCCGGTGGCAGATCAATGTTGATCAGACCAGTCTCATCGGCCATGTGAATCATGACCCAATCCTCGTCATCCGCGAATCCCTGAAGCCGAGACAGGTGGATGAAGTTGTCACAGGAGTCCTCGTACTGATACAGACTCACTTCAAACTCCTTGTGTACGGAGGAGAGACCCTGGTCACCTGAGTAGTAGTCAGGAACTCAAAGACCTCGAAGTCTCCTGGACGCTCTTCCCGATCCCAGTAGCCAATGGCATCCCAGGCATCCTGCGGATTGTCCGCGCACTTGTTCTCCAGTGCCTGACGAGCGTCCTCCAGGTCCACGCCGGCTGCGTAGACCTTCTCTGTGCTGGTGTAGGTCTCTTCTCTCACTGGTCCTCCATCAGCCAGTCTGACATTCCGTACCAGTTACCATCAGTGCCCTGAGACGAGACATCACCAAAGAACGCCTTCTGCTTCGCTGCCAGTTCATGAACGAAGTTGTCAACCAGCTCTTCCATCTGATTTTGACTCAGCCGCTGGTACACAGAGCGGATAAGGGCCTCTCGTGCCCTCACAGATCCATCTCCTTCAGGAGAGAAGCCACCAGACTGTCAGCCATGAGATTGGCGATGATGTCAGTCGTTCCAAACGACTTGAGCATGTAAGCAGAGATCAGATCCGTTGCCAGAGGTACAAGAGCCGAATTGTAAGGCTCCTCCTGAAGGGCGTCCTGAAGGCCCATGGCTACCATCGCCATGGCCAGACCGAAGGCTTCAAGAGCCTCGTCATCAGCGTGGATACCAACCTGTTCCAGACTCACTTCTGACTCCCATGTCTCGTAACAACCTGTCGGGCTAAAAACTGGGGCCTTCAGGGCCCCTTCCTTCTATCTCCAGTATGGCAGAGACGATGTCTCGTGTCAACCTAGCGAGCACGGAAAGACGAGCAAGCATGCGACACGTCACAGAAGTTGCAGTGATACCCCGTCTTGGCCTCGAACCGGCCAGCCTTCACGCCCTGGTCCATCTCCACGAACCTCGCTGAAACCTGATCCTCAGTCACCTCGGAGAGATCCACGGTCTTGGAGAGCCCTCCAGTCTTGCCGAAGTACCAGTCCCCGCGGTTCACGACCTCCCCAAACTGCTTCCTCACAGCCACAGCGTACGTCTCCAACTGGAAATGACTCTTAGTCGATCCGGTCTTGAGGTCACGGACTCGGACAGAGCCGTCGTCCTCGGTCACAAGCTGGTCGATGTACCCACGAACGACGACACCACCCAACTCCACCTTGAAGTACAGCTCCAGCCCAGGAGTCGGGTCTCCGTCCTTCTTCACGTAACTGATCACAGGCTTGGTCTCCTTGGACCACCTGACGTAGTCCTGGACCTGGTCCTGACCGAGCCGATACCTGTCCTCAATGTCCTGTCCCGCCGGCTTCTTGTTGGCTGTCATCCACCTGGACAGGTCTGGTTCCTTGTGCATGGCTCCATTGATCATGGCTGAGTACTGGTCAGAGAAGAGCTGCACCATCTCTTCCTCGCCCTTGGCTCGACCAGACTTCTCCAGCTCCTCCGCCGCAGAGTGGAACGCGGTGCCCTGAAACGACCATGCCGCCGGCCGCGGCACCACACGCTCTACCCGCTGAAGGTAGAACTGCCAACTGCACTTCTCGTACTGGTCAACCTGCGACACAGACCGCGGCTGAGTCTCAATGCTCTTGCTCATCCAACTCTCCTTGTTCCAGACATGAGTGGGGGCCGTGTCCCTGAACGACACGGCCCCCAATGGGCTGGGCTCTCATCCTCCGTACACCGTCACAAGATCAAAGTACTTGCTTCCCGGGAAGAACCGGTGCGGTTTGTCAACCCGCTCTCGTTCAACAACGCAGTCACACAGGTTCTTCCCCAACTCCCCCGCCAGGCGGTGAAGTTCAAGCACGTCGTCTTCGTCAACTGCGTCCGTGATGACCATCATGTAGTACCGGCCGAACGGCTGACCAGTAACTTCCGTGATCAGAAGGGATCCGGTCTCGACCCAAGTCCGAGTCACCTCAACCGTGCCCCCGTAGATCATCTCCAGTATGTCTCCTACGTCAGCCGTAGCTTCAGCCTCCTGAGACGTGATCAGTTGGAGCATGCGACCCCCGCTCTTGACAGGCGAACCTTTGATCGGCTCGTCCCCCTCACAAAACATACACATCTTGTTGACCCCACAACATCTCGTAACAACGTGATCTGAAACACACAGTAACGAGCACAACCTTTTGGGTTACCTACGCAAAGCAAAAGACCCCCTGGTCACAGGGGGTCTAGCTAGAACTTAAGTGTCAGACAGACTCTTTATGTGGGGCCGGCGGCAGGTCCAAGGCCCTCTTGAACTTCTCGTCAGGGAACGGGATGTCCTCGGGCCAGTCGATCACCCGTCGTCCGTCGCTCTCCCTCCGGGGACGGTAGTACCAGCCCTCTTCAAGGTCGGGGTTGTAGCAGAGCACCTCACCGCGTTCCCGAAGACCCTCGGCCCAAGCCTGGGCAAGGTGGAGCTGTTGTTTACTCAGAGAGGTGTCCCCCAGCCTCCACCTCAGCCAGGCCCGCAGGGCCTTGGCGGAGTGGCGGTTGTGGTGTCCTGTCCCCTCCTGAGGACTCCATACAGTCCAGCGATGAGCCAGGCCAGCGTTCACCTGCTGGGACACAGGCTTCCTCTCCAGCCCCAACTTCAGCCGCCTCTTGCTCACGGCTTGCTTGGTGATGCCGTACTCGCTGGCGATCTCGTTGTCCGTCTTTCCCTGATGAAACAACTTGACCAGACGTGCGTCATACAATCCCGAGTCGGGCATGTCATGTCCTTAATCGGCGGGGGATCATGAAGCGGCCCTTCTGTTGAGGCTCCGTTGCCTCTTCGGACTCCTCAACCCTAACCATGATCACCGCTCGCTGTCTCTCGTATCAACCTGTGATCCCTGCCACACTCCTTAGCGGAGTCTTGCATTCCCCGCCAACAGTTGCTTTAGGCCACAGATGCCCCTCAGGAGCCTCGAAGCCACCTGAGTGGATCAAGAGCCTGTACACACCTCACCAAGGCCGCAGAGAGGGACACAGACCCCTTCCTGGGCACGATAAGGGCAATCGCTAACCCTTGGCCAACGGAGATGCCCAGAGCAAGACCCCTTCCTGTGTGATCTGGATCTCACTTCTTACCTTGGCTGTCACAGACCAAGGCTCAGTGACCCCTACGTCTATAGTAGAAGAAGAAAAGAGAAACCAGGCTTCTTTAAAAGCCTGGTTGACACGAGATACAGAGACATGCTAGACTGAAGTTAGAAGAGAAAGTAGTTAAGAGGCTCCTTAAAGAGCCTCTATAGATAAGTCCTACATTGGAAGCCCTTTAAGGGGCTTCCAATTAGTAAGTAACTAGACTAGGAAGTCTCTCTGAGGAGACTTCCTTTAAGTTCCCTTCTTGTTCGATCTCCCTGTTGAGTAGATGGCCAAGGCTTCTGTGAGCCTTGGCCTTTTTTGTCTCCAGGTCTTGAGAGATCCAAGAAGGAGTTGGGCCCTGGCTGCCAGACAAGTACCCAGCCAGGGCCAGGACTTGACCGGTTGCCCGAGGTTCAACCTCCACCAACCGGCCAACCGGTTTGGGGGTGCACGAGTTGCCCAGAGCCGCATCAATATGCCTGAGAGCAGGATGCACCACCAAGACTTTCCGAGACGGACGATGCCCAGAGCATCAGACTCGGAAGCCCTGGCAGAACACCTCTGCCAGGAATCAGACCAGGCCGGCCAACTGGCCCTCCATCAGGGCTCAGGTGTTGGCCAGGGATAGGTTCACCTGCCAGATGTGCGGAGCGAGATCCGAGCTGGAGGTTGACCACATCATCCCTGTGGCCAAGGGAGGTTCCTGGGAGATGGATAACTTGTGGGTCCTCTGCAAGGAGGACCACAAGATCAAGTCCAGGAAGTTTGGTTAGACCCCGGTAGCTCAGTTGGTTAGAGCGCCGCCCTCATAAGGCGGAGGTCGCTGGTTCAAGACCAGCCTGGGGTACGGCTCCCAATGCGGAGAGTCCGGGCAGTGCTCCCCGTGAACGAGCACACATGGTGACGGTAGCTCAAGCGGCAGAGCACCGGGGATGTTGCTCCGGTCGTTGCGAGTTCGAATCTCGTCCGTCATACGTAACCCACCCCGTTCCTTGTGGACGGGGTTTTTCATTCCTACATCTGGAGAAGTCGTGTTGCTTGCGTCTGCCAGCGAGACAGCCGGCGGTGGGGGCCTGGTGGTCCTTGTTGCCGTGATTTTGCTACTGGCTTCGAGCCACAAGGGAGACAAGAAGTGAGTCCTGAAGACATTGAGCACCGGTTCGCCTTTCACGCTGCCACGACTGCGGAGAAGCGAGGAGAGCACACAAGTGCTCGGTACAACTGTTCTCGTCTTGCTCACACACTGAACGAGCTGCTTCCCGAGGGTCGTGAGAAGGCCCTAGCAGTAACCAAGCTCGAAGAAGTCATGTTCTGGGCCAACGCTGCGATTGCTCGGAGCGTTGATGACTGAGCCTCAACTTGGAGACTTTGGTCTAACCAAGATCCGCGGTTTGGCTGGCGCCTTCGTCAACTTCGGTCAGTGGTTTGTTGGGGACTTCGCTCCTGTCCAACATGCCCTGGTCTACGTGGGCAACGGCATGGTCGTCCAGGCCATGCCTTCTGGTGCGGAGTTGATCCGACTTGAGGACGCCTCTCCTGTCGTGAAGTGGTCCACGGGTCTGATCCCTATGTGGGACGAGGACCGAGAAGTCATTTGTCGAGAGGCCGAGGCCCTTGTTGGTACTCCGTACTCCTTCCTGGACTACGTCTCAATTGCCCTTGAACGGCTTGGGATTCGTCCTGACTGGGTCCTGGAGAGGGTCATGTCCTCGAAGAGGCTGATCTGTTCACAGTTGGTGGTCCTGGCGTACCGCCGTGCCGGCGTCGATCTGTTCACCGGAACCTTCCCAGGTGACTACACACCTGGTGATCTTTGGAAGCTCCTCAAGAACCTGGAAAGTGCTGATGTCTGACCTTGATGATGACCTCCTTGATTACGAGTACTGGAATACCACCCAACGGCCCTCTAAGGCCGCAGAACGACGTGGTTGGAAGGAAGAGGCTCAGAAGGAACTTGAGGAGCTTGGAGACCTGTATCCGGACCTCGCCGAGGTGCTGAACGAGGTACGCCTGTGACCGCTGAAGAGATGGTTGCAGTTGGTTGGCTCGGATTCATTCTGCTCTGCTACGAGGCCATGCCTCAGAGGTACGTCATGGGGATGGGGTTCTAATGGCTCGGATGCTGGGGACCTTCAACCGTCCCAGTTGCCCTCACTGCCGAGCTGCACCTGGTCCTGACTGCGCCGCCAAGCAGCGCGGGAAGAAGGCTCAGCGAGCCCGGGAGAAGCGGGACTGGAGCAAGACCCTCGTAGATGCCATTGAGGAGGTCTTCGATGTGTTCACATCCTGAGCACCGTGTTGAAGTGCTCCCTGACGGACAGATCGATGAAATTCACGTGATGACTGAAGTTGACCTGAGGCGTTTCGGGAAGACCCTTAAACAGCTCCAGTGGAAGCTAGACATGATTGAACAATACGGGGTTGTTCCTAAGGAGGTGGTTCCTAATGGGTAGTCGGGGACCAGCTCCCAAGGACAACGCGGTAAGGCGTAACAAGCACGAGTACGAGACTGAGATTCCCAAGGAGTCCCAGAAGGGACGACCTCTCCCCAAGTACCTCCCCGTTTCTACTGCTGCTGCTAAGCACTTCTGGAAGGTCTGGTCCGAGTCTCCTCAGTCGTCTACGTGGATTGAGACTGACTGGCTGGAGCTGGAGAGCACGACTCTCCTTGTGGACGAGCTGTACAAGGGCGAGACCAAGGTAGCTGGCGAGATCCGGCAGAGGGTTGCCAAGTGGGGTGCGACCAACGAGGACAGAGCTCGACTTCGGATGAAGTTTGAGGGGCCCAAGGAAGAGGCTGAGAGCCCCTCTAAGGGCTCCGAAGTCCCTGACATGGATGACGACTTGTACAAGAGGCTTAGAGCTGTGTAGGGGGTGATAGGGGATGCCCCAGACTGGAAATCTTCCGTTGGGAGTCCCCTCCCCCAAGGAAACTCTTGGCTATCAGATCATTCGTTGGGCTACTAAGTACGTCGTTACTCCTGATGGTGAACGAGCCGGTGAACCGTGGGTGTTCACCGATGAGCAACTTCGCTTTGTGCTCTGGTTCTACGCCATCAACCCTGATGGGACCTGGAAGTACTCAGCCGGCACGCTGAGGCGTGCGAAGGGGTGGGGCAAGACCCCTCTCCTCGCTGCCCTGGCCATTGTGGAGTTTCTGGGCCCATGTAGGTTCTCTCACTTCGATGCCTTTGGCCTTCCTGTCGGGAAGGCCGTTCCTCTTCCCACTGTGCAGATCGGTGCCACGGCACTGGACCAGACGGCACAGACCATGGACATGATCCGAGGAATGCTCTCGGAGTCCCCCGCAGAAGCCGAATACGGCTTGGACATCGGTAAGTCCGTCGTCCAGTTTAAGTCTGGTAAGCCTGGCACCATCAAGCCCAAGGCGACTGCCGGCGGTACCAATGAAGGTAACCGCCCGACTTTTGTCGTCATGGACGAATGCCACCACTGGATCTCTACCAACGGTGGGCCCGACTTTTACCAGGTGCTCAAGCGCAATGTGGAAAAGACCACCAAGATGGGATCGCGTTGGGTATCAACCACCAACGCGTACAACCCTAATCAGGATTCCGTGGCTCAGATCATTCACGAGTCCGAGATGGTTACCAAGGGCTTCTGGCTGTATGACTGCCTGGAAGCCTCAATCGACGTTGAAGACATCCGGGATGAACAGAAGGTCCGAGAGGCCCTCATAGAGGCATATGGGGATGCTGACTGGGCTGATATCGATGGTCTCACCAAGACCATCCTCTATGACCGCACGACTCCTGACAGCACTTATTGCCGGTTCTACTTCAACCAGATTGCTGAGTCCAGTGACGGTTGGATGAACAAGGCCGAGTGGGAAGCAGTCCACTCCAGCTATGAGCCTCTCAAGCTTGGTGATCAGATAGCAATTGGGTTTGACGGAAGTATCCGAAATGACTCAACAGGTCTGGTCGGTTGCAGACTGAGTGACGGCAAGCTCTTCGTCCTGGACGTGTGGGAGAAGCCTGAGAACGCTCGGGATGACTGGGAGGTAGACACTCTCGCGGTTGAAGCCGCGGTCTACAAGGCGTTCAAGGACTACAAGGTTGAGTGGTTCTACGGAGACCCTCCCTACTTCCAAGAGGCCATGGGCCGATGGGCAATCCAGTTCGCTACTCGGGATACCGAGTACGTCTTTGAGTTCTGGACCAACAAGCCTACTCGGATGGTCCAGGCAACGGAGCGTTTCCGCTCCGCAGTAATGACTAAGGAACTCTGCCATGACGGTGACGAGCGATTGACTCGTCACGTCCTCAATGCCGTGACTCGTGAGGTCATGGTTGGTGGAGAAGTCGGAATTCTCATTCAGAAGGACAGCCCACGGAGCAAACGGAAGATCGACCTAGCCGTCTGTGCCATTCTCGCCCTGGAGGCGAGAGCTGATGCTATTGCAGACGGGCGCATGAAGCGCCGACGCTCAAGGGTTGTGGGCTTCTAGATTATTTGGAGGCCCCATGATTGTCCCTCCCAGCGGTTATTCGTCTGTTGGTCCGCCTCAGACGGAACTTGACTGGCTTGCATTCCTTCAAGGGAAGATAACCGAGGGTCGAGCAGACATCCTCAAGTACATTGCGTACTACGAGGGTGAGCAACAGAAGATGGCGTTTGCTCAGGCCCGGTACAAGACTGCCTTCCGGGATCTTTTCAATGACTGGAGAGACAACTTCTGTGGCCTCATCATCGACTCTGCTACGGAGCGAATGAGGGTCGACGGCTTCCGCATCCCATCAGAGGGTGGGATGAGTAAGGAAGCTCGGGAGTTCTGGCAGAGGAACAGTCTTGACTCCCTTGCCAACGCTGTTCACCTGGACGCAATGGTGCAGGGCAAGGCTTACGTCATTGTCTGGGCTGACAAGGATGGGGAGCCTCTTGTTACCCCCGTCTCCGCTGAGGAAATGGCGGTCCAGTACAAGCCCGGCTCCCTGACGGAGCTGGAGGCTGCGGCTCGGTTCTTCATGGACTCTTGGGGACGTACTTGGGTCACGTTGTGGACTGAGACCTACGTCTATGAGGTGCCTCTTGGTAACACCCAGTGGGAGCAAGGGACTCGAAAGCCGAACCCTCTTGGGAGGGTTCCTGTCGTCCCCTTCCACAACAGGTCTCGCATCAATGGTGACCCTTACTCTGATCTTGCCAACGTCATCCCCATTCAGGATGCCATCAACAAGATCACGTCTGATGCTCTCCTGGCTTCTGAGTTTGCAGCCTGGCCTCAGCGTTGGGTGACTGGACTTGAGATCCAGGTTGATGAGAACGACGTTCCCATTGAGCCTTTCAAGCCTGGAGTAGACAAGCTCCTTCAGGCCGAGAACGAGAAGGCTGCATTTGGCCAATTCGAAGCAAGTGATTTGAAGAACTACGCCAATTTCATAAGCCTTTTGGTTCAGCACCTCAGTTCGATATCCAGGACCCCGAGCCATTATTTCCTGGTCAACCAGGGCACCGCTCCCTCCGGTGAGGCAATTATCAGCGCCGAGGCCGGCCTTGTTTCCAAGGTGAAGGAACGGATGTTGTACTTCGGGGAAGCCTGGGAGCAGGTCATTAGGCTCTGCTTCCAGATCAAGAAGGACAAGAGGGCTGATGAAGTCTCTCTTGAAACCGTGTGGGCCGACCCCGAATACAGGACTGAAGCCCAGCACATTGACGCTCTGCTCAAGCTGAAGCAGCTCAACGTTCCCGAGGAAATCTTGTGGATGCGAGCTGGCTTCTCGTCTGCCGAGATCGAGATGTTCCGCGAAATGCGGAAGGACGATGCCAAGGCAGCCAAGGAAGTGTCAGAGCTTGGACCCCAGGCCCCTCAGCCTGGTGCACCTGGAGAAGGCAAGGCAGCCGCAATGGCGAGCAAGCCTCCTCAGGGCAACTCCGGGAATGTCTCCCGGAAGCTGAACGAAAAGAAGTAACCACACAAGCGCATGCCGGCCAACCGAAATGGGAGGTCGGTCTAACCGAAATGGGATGAGCGCATGCCTGAAGAGAACACGACTGAGACGACCACCACGGAGACCACGACGACTGAGACTGCGTCTCAGGAGCCGAAGGCTCCGACCACTCTTGAAGAGGCTCTGGCCCTCCTGGAGGAGGAGCGCAAGAGCACTACGAAGTGGAAGAGTCTGTCTCGTCAGAACGAGGACAACTACAAGGCAGTCTCCAAGGAGCGAGACGACCTGAAGGCGTCCCAGATGACCGACGCAGAGAAGGCTATTGAAGCCGCACGTACTGAGGGCCGGAATTCCGCACTCAGTGAGGTGGGTACAGACCTGGTTACTGCCGAAATGGCACTTCAGGCTGCTACGGCTGGAGTCACTCTGCCTGCTGCTGAGTTTCTGGACTACTCCAAGTTCCTTGGGGACGACGGTCGTCCGAACAAGGACAAGGTCAAGACTTTCGTGGAGTCCCTGCCTAAGGCCAAGGCAGAGTTCCCGAATCTCCAGGGTGCTGGCAAGCAGACTGGCGGAGCCCCCGAGGTTACGACTATGGACCCCAATGAGCTTGCAGACATCATCTCGGACGGGTTGATCCTCTAACACCCTCTAACCATCTGTGAGCCCTCCCCTCCGGAGGGCTTTTTTTATGCCCTTTTGGAGGCCATACATGGCTACTACGCACCACTTTAATCTTGACCCGAAGCAGGTCACCATTGCTGCTCTGGGTCTGCTTGACCGACAGCTCACCCTTGGTTCTATTCCGGCCCGGTACTCGGAGCTGAACTTCGAGGGCGGGCTTGGTGACGTGATTAACGTCAACCGCCCGAGCCGCTCCATTCCGGTGCAGGAGACTGGTGTCTCCAACATCATCAAGAACACCATCACTGGTGACAAGAACGTCTTTGCTGCGGCTGCTGAGCGTCCGGACCCGACCAGTCGTCGGGCCCCGAACGGCTTCATCAACGAGACCCGTTTTCCGGTTCAGCTCACGACCCTTGTTCAGAATGCCTCTCCGCTTTCGATGGAGCAGGTCGCCTTTGACCTGAAGAAGTTCGGTGGTCAGATCCTTGCTCCGCTCACCCGCGGTATGGCTGAGTACTTCGATGACACCATTGCGGCTTGGATCAAGGCCAACATCACTCGTTCTGCTCTGACCACGGCTCAGAAGAACGCCATCGGTGGTGACGTTGAGGTTTCCATTCCGGCCTATGACGGTTCCCGCGAGAACATGATGGAGCGTGCGCTCCGACTGCGTACCGCGTTCGTTGATGCTCGACTGGCTCTCCGTCGGGCCAATGTCCCGGACTCGGAGCGATACGTCATTGTCGGTCCCGAGGTTGAGGCTATCCTTCTGAAGGACCCTGAGTTCGTGAGTGTTGACTACAGCGGTGACACCAACGCTCTGCGTCGGGCCATCATCGGCAGTTACTACGGCTTTGATGTCGTGGTTCACAACTCGTTCGACCTGGAGATGTACTTCTTCCACAAGAGTGCTTTCCTCCTGGCCACGGTTTGCCCGGCTATCCCGATGGGTGCGGTTACCGGTTCTGTCCAGTCTGTCAACGGCATCGCCACTCGCATGCTCGTTGACTACGACTACGACAAGAAGGCCGACACCATCGGTCTGGACACCATGTACGGCTTCACCACCATCAAGGAAGACCCGGACTACAACGTCCGCGGCACCGTGATCGGTGAGAAGTTCGTCCGTGGTCTCAAGGTGAACATCACCGAGGTTGAGCCCGTTACTCCGTGACCAACCCCTTCCCTTTGAAGGGAGGGATGACTAGTGGCCTTTGTCACTGTTGAAGAGGTGGGTACCCGTCTTGGGTACCCCCTCACTCCCGAAGAGCAGACCCGTGTGCAGGCATTCATTGATGACTGCACCGTCCTGATTGAGGACTACTGCGGCAAGGACTTCGAGCGTCGAGAGAACCAGAGCTTCCAGCTCCGTCCTGACGACTTCTGTACCATCCTCATCCCTCGTCGGTACATGCCCTATCTGTCGGTCACTTCGGTGTCCTTCCCTGATGGGGTTCCTCTGACTGACTGGGAGTACAAGAACGGAGTCCTCTACCGAGAGGCCGGCTGGGACCAGGTCGTCACTGTCACTGGGTCCTGGGGCTACTTCACCCCGCCGGCAGTCCTCAAGACTGCCACCGCGGCCGAAGTCATCCGATGGATGGCTCAGACTCCTGGTCTCGCCATGGAGCGGACGGGAGAACGAGAGGTCGAGTACGCCACAGCGTCTAGTCCTCAGTCTCTGTCTGCTGTTGCCATGCATGCTCTTCGGAGGTACCGGCCTTCAGCCGGGACCATCACCCTCAAGCGGGGTGACTGCTGATGAGTCAGTGGGACGAGGTCGTAGAGGTCTACTCCGCGGCTGAGAACTCAGACGGCATCTACACCAAGAGGGACTGGACCAGCCCTGTGCTGGTCCTCTCCTCCAGAGCCTCCGTCCAGCCTGAGAAGAACTTCGAGATGAGGTCCCCTGAGAGGGACCTTGCTCAGGAACGACTTCATGTCTACCTGCCCTACACGGAGTTGGTAGACGATCAGCACCGCGTCAAGTGGCGCGGTATCTGGTTCGAGGTTGATGGTCCTCCTGACCTCTGGCCTTACGGCTCTACCCGTCATACCCATCTGATCATTTGGAGGGCGAAGAACGGATGAGTCAAGAAGGCAAGTTCACAATGAAGATGGACCGAGGGTGGGAAGCCAAGATGCTCTCCACCCTTGAGGCTGGAGCCCTGGTAGCTGAAGTCACTGGAGATATCCGGGATGGTGCTATCAGGGAGGCTCCTCGTAGAAGGTCGCCCAAGTCAGGCTGGAACCAGATCAAGAAGAACATCTCTGCCTTCGTGGAACGAGATGCCAGGGGCTACTACGGCAACGTCACCATTGAGTTGAACGATCGAGTTCGACATGCGCTCCTTCAGGACCGCGGTTGGACGGACAAGAGGGGCCGACGGCATCCCGGCAAGAGGTTCCTTCGTGAGGCCCTGCTGAAGGCGAGGGTGGACGAATGAGTCTTGACCCAATGCGTTCCGTGGTGCCCTTCCTCAGGAGCCAACCCGACATCCCCACAGGAAGTGTTACGGCTGACATGACCTCTCGTGAGGTTGGAGATACCACGGTCTATGTGTACGTGGAAGATGGATATCAGTTCCTAAGGGACGTGGGAGACAGGATCTATGTCGCCTACGAAGTCTACAGCCTTGACCGAGGCGAATCCGTAAACCTGGCCCTCATTGTACGTAAGCACCTTTTGCAGGGCCTCAGGGATGTCTCAGTGGGAGACCTGTACTTCCTTGATGCCCACGATGAAGAGTATCCCGACTATGAGCCTGACGCCTCCTCAAGGGAGCACGTCTACTGCGGAGTTGTCTCCCTCTACTGCGTAGATAACTGACCGAACTAACACACCTGAGGCCCCTTCCGAGGGGCCTTTTTTGTTGCCCTGATGAGGAGTTCATATGGCTAACACTGATGCCGGAAAGATCCGGTTTGCTCCTAGTGGCATGCTTTCGCTTGCCTCTACTGGGGGTTCCCTCGTGGTGCCCAATGAGGTCGGAGACGGGGGTACCACCATTCCCGCCGGCTACAAGGCTCTTGGCTATGTGTCGGAGGAGGGCGTCACTCTGACTCCGACCATTCAGACTACGCCTCTGCCGGCGTGGCAGTCCGCGGCACCTGTCCTCTACAACGTGGACTCTGCGGCCTTCCAGGTCCAGGCCACCCTTCTGGAGGCATCGAAGCTGGTCACTGAGACCTTCTTCGGTACCACCTGGACCGAGGTCATGGAGGACGTTGGCGGAACGCCGACCCCCACGGGTACCTACAAGCTCAACCTGTCTTCGCTGCCTGAACTGGTGGAGTTCAGCCTTGTCGTGGACTGGAAGCAGAAGGACAAGTATTGGAGGGTCGTCCTCAACCGGGCCATGGTCTCTGAGCGAGGTGCTATCACCCTTCAGCGGACTCAGTCCAAGCAGTTCCAGCTCACCATTGACGCGATGGACCTTGACGGGTCCCTGGGTGATGTCTACACCAACGAGGTTATGACCAGCACCCCGTGATGCCTTGTCCTGCCGGGAGACATAAAACCCCGGCACTCACTCTCACTCACTCGTAATACCCACTGGAGACACTCATGCCTGCTGCTCGAAAGACGACTACTTCCAAGACTTCCGCCCTGGCTGCCAAGCAGGCTGAGGCGACGCATGACGAGAAGACCGAGGACGAGGCCCCTAAGACTGCCTCGTTTGAGTATCGGGGTGTTACCTACACGGTTCCCGCTGACCCGCTGGACATTCCGATGGAGATTGCCTACGCAGAGACTGAGTACGAGATCATTGGTGAGATCGTTGGTCCTGATCAGTGGCTCCAGTTCCGTAAGTCCCGTCCGACCATCCGGCAGTACAACCAGTTTGCAGACCTGGTCATGAAGACTTCCGGTCAGGCTGGAGATGAGGACGAGGGAAACTGATCCGCACCGTCCGCGTTCTGCAAGAGTTCTATGAACCTCTGGAAGCAGACCTCAAGGAGTTCTTCCAAGAGGATCTAAATGACCTCTGGCGCGGACGGCTGTCCTTCCGAAAGATCGGTTCTTACATCAGGTCTCTGATGATGAAGCCTGGTCGCTCCACACTGCTCATGGCACTGGACGAGTCCGCCGAGTGGACTCTTGAGCAGTACACATTGGCTCGCATCTCTGACGCCATCGAAGTGTCCAACTATTTGTTCATTCAGGCCAACTCAGCTGAGGACGCCGAACCTATTGACGAGCCTCAGCCCATTCCCCGACCTGGTCAACCTGAGGTCGTTCCTGAGAAGCCCAAACCCGAGGAGTTCGCTTCTGGCCATGAAGTGGCTGCGTTCTTCCAGAGATTCAATTCGTAGGAGGTCGTATGGCCACGGCTGGAAGCGGAAGGGGTCCCATCAAGGTCGGAAGCGGCTACATCGATGTCTTCCCAAAGATCAATCAGAAGCAGCTCCGAGAGACCAGAGCTCAGCTTGAGAAGCAGATGGGAGCGGCCGGCAAGGCCGCAGGCAAGACCTTCTCTGATGGTGTCACCAGTCAGGTAGCCACGATCCCCAAGAAGGCCAAGGCTGCTGCTGACAAGGCTCAGAAGGAGATCCAGAAGTCTGCCCTTGACTCCAAGAAGGTGCTCTCCCGCATTGAGAAGGAGATCACCAAGGAGTACGGGACTGAGGCAGGCAAACGGTTTCGTGAGGCTGCTGAGCTGGAGAAGAAGAAGCAGAAGCTTCTTGAGGGCACATCTGTTGAGACTCGTAGAGCTATACGGGAGACAACGAAGGCTGAGCAGGCAGCAAGGCGTGAGGAGTCCAAGCGTTGGGAGACTGCCCAGCGTGAGTATCAGCGGTTCATGCGGGATCGCACCCTTGAAGCCCAGAGGGCTGCTCGGGCTGAGGCCGCGGCCTTCCGTCAGTCCCAGCGGGAGCAGAGGGCGGAGCTTCGTCAGACCCTGACCGAACAGCGCCAGGCCCAAGTGGCTGCACTCCGCAGCCAGCTTGACGCCCACCGCACACAAGCGCAGTCACTGCGAACTCAGCTCCTGGACTACCGCCGACAGATGCAGGACCACACCAGGTCTGTGGGCAGGAGCCTGACCGACCTCCGTACCTCCTGGAGGCGTCAGGGCGAGGCGATTGAACGCCTCGGCACCAACATCACTGAGACTGGCCGGCTGGTCGGTACTGCTCTCCTGGCTCCTCTGGGAGCCGTCTCAGCGATGCTGACAACCATTGGTGTGAAGTCAGCGGACATGCGGATCCTCGGGCAGATGGGTCTCTCTGCTGCTGGTGTCAGTAAGAAGCAGTCCGCTGCTCAGATGAACGCTATTCAGCAGTACGCCATTGCTACTCCGTTCAGTATCGACACGATGCACGAATACCAGATGAAGCTTATTCGCTCCATCGCCGGTAATGATGACGAGTGGTACAACAAGAAGACCAAGACCAAGGCAGCCAACAAGGCTGCTTCTAAGACCACGGACATCATCATGGCCGTGGGTGACTCCATGGCTCAGGCTGGCAACCTGGACCCGAATATGTTCCAGCGGGCAATGTATGCCATTGACCGCATCATGGACCTTGACAAGGCTCCTACGAGGAACATCAATCAGCTTGTTCAGGCGACTGGTATTCCTGCCGGTGAACTGGCCCACATGTTCGGGTACGAGAGTGCTGGTGCCTTCTGGAAGCAGGTAGGAACGCCTGTTGCCAAGGGCGGAGGTATTTCCGGTCGGGACATGGTGGATAACCTCCTTCAGCACTGGGACCCCGCCTACTTCGAGCTGGACAAGAACGGTAAGCGGAAGATAGATCCCAAGTCGGGTCTCCCTATCGTCAATCCGGACAGCTCTCGTACCGGTGGATCCGCCGGCTACGGCGAGAAGATGACCTCAGCCACTATCAGTGGTCGTATCTCCCAGATAAAGGAACAGGCTCAGTTCAACCTCGGTTCCCTGTTTGCTTCTGAGGATCCCAAGACGGGTGAGTACAAGTACACCAAACTTGGTGAAGCCATCATGGGCAAGCGAGTCCCGGTGATGAAGAGGGACGAGAACGGAGAACTCACCAAGACAGGTGAGTACACCTACGAAGGTGGGCTCCTTCAGCAGGTCCAGGAACTGATGTCTGGGCAGAAGGGCAATGTCATCAAGCTTCTCCAGACCTCGTTTGAGGCTCTGGGAACCTTCGTTGAGCAGATCCAGGGATTCTCTGACTGGCTTGACCAGCATCCTGAGATCAAGGACGGCTTGGCCGAGATGGCCAAGCTGGCTATCGCAGTTGCCCCCTTCGTCCTGGCACTCGGTCTTGCCACCAAGGTACTTGGGAAGGTAACCAAGATATTCGGAGCCGCTATGGCTCCTGTGAGTGGTGCTGCTCGGATCGTCCGAGGGGCTACCCGCGGTGTCCGTCAGGTGGGTTCTGGTGTTGCCTCCTCTCGTCGTGGTGATGGCTTCCGTCAGGGCTACCGAGACCGACGTACCGAGCTTCGAGGTGGGGACACCCGAGGGCCTGTGGCCCGTGCTCGGGACCGGATCACCGGTAACGACTCTGGTCGCAACCAGCTTGCTCAGCAGATCCGTGACACTGAGGACGCCATCAGGCAGACCGAGGAAGGCATGAGGGATCTGCAACGGCAGATCCGGGATGTCAACTCCACCTCCATCAGTCAGTTGGTCAACCAGTTCGCCAGCTCCGGTGGAGGAGCTGGGGGCAGCGGAAGTCTGGGATCTGCTGCGCAGAACGCCCGTACCCAGGTCACCAACGTCACGACCAGCACCAACGAACTGAACAGGCAGGGCCTTGGTCAGGTCAGTGGAGAGTTCACTGGACTGACGGACAAGGTCCGGGACCTGGACCAGAAGGTGAAGGGCGTCTCATCCTCACTGACTGACCTCAACGGTAAGAAGCTCGTAGAGCTGAAGGTCACTGTCGACGGAGCCCACGGGTCTGTAACTGACCTGAAGAACGAGGTCACCGACACCTCCTCTGCTGTAGGTGCTCTCAACCGGCGGAAGCTTGATGACCTTCGGGCCGAGTTCAGCAAGACCACGGAAGAGGCTCAGAAGCTCAAGAACAAGGTGAACGAGGCTCGTACCTCTGTCTCCAACCTGAACAGTGCCAAGCTCGGAGCCCTTCGAGGTGAGTTCGGGACTCTGAAGACCAAGGTCAATGATGTTCATACCTTGGTAGGGACCAACAAGTCCGGCCTCACCGGACGAGTGGTGAACCTGAACAACCGCAAGCTCGGGGATGTCACCAAGCACGTTAAGGATCTGAAGGATGCACTGAAGGAGGCCGGCGACAAGGCCGACAGGCTGAACAAGTTCCTCAAGGATATCGCTGACAATGCCCCTGGAAACGGTGGCAGCGGAGGTGACTCTTCTAAGAAAAAGAAGAAGTCCGCCACCGGCGGTGTCCTCAGTGGATACACCCCGGGTCGAGATGTTCATTCCTTCTACTCACCCACTGGTGGTCAGCTTGACCTCTCTGGCGGAGAGGCAGTCATGCGCCCCGAGTGGACCGCGGCTGTTGGTCCTCAGTACGTGAACCAGATGAACGCCGTTGCTCGTGCTCAGGGTGCCTCTGGTATCCGTCGGGTGATGGCTACTCAGCGGTTTGCCAGTGGTGGTGTCATTGAGAAGCTCGGTCTTGACCGTCTCATTGACTTTGCCAAGAGCTACAACGTGGGTCCGGATGTGTCAGCCTCCATTGCCACTATGGACATGGATGCTTCCTCCAGGGCCCTTGGTGGCCCTGTCCAGGACGGAATCGTTGGTACTGGTACCACGGCAAGCCACGGTGTAGGCCGTGACTTCGCCATGAAGTACAAGGGAATCTTCGACTTCATCTCCAAGGGCTCCTGGAAGTCCCTCAAGGGGCTTCCTACGGGCCTGGGACAGGTCGTTGGCATCGTTGGTGGTGCTCTCGCTCCTAGCGCAGGAGAGTACTTCTGGGACGATGTTTGGAAGGGTTCAGGGAACATCCTCGAACGAGGCAACAAGTTCATGGGACACCTCTTCTCGGGGGAGAACATGAACAAGATCCTGACCGGCTTCCTTAAGGGCATCGTGGAATCCGGTAAGGGCTTCTGGGACATGGGCAAGGCCCTCGTCACCGACCCCTTCGGGACAGTGGAAGACGCCGTTGGTGGCGTCTTCGACCTGGTGTCGTCCGAGTACAACTCCCTGACCGGAATGGTTCAGGGACTCCGGGAAGTGTGGCGTTCTCCCAAGGACTATGCCGCACGAGTCATAGCTGACACCTTCACCACCGCCGAGGAATCCCTTCCGAACCTGGAAGGGCTCTTTGACTTCAGTGGAAACAAGCTCGACGCCAAGCGTCCTGACGTTGAAGGTGCAGCAGACATCACCCTTGGGATTCCTGGGGTGGGAGACAACGTCTCCCGCTGGACTCCTCAGGTCAAGATGGCTCTTGCCCAGCTTGGGCTTCCTATGTCGGATGTTCCTTTGGTCCTCCACCGTATTCAGGTGGAGTCTGGAGGTAATCCCAAGGCCATCAACCTGTGGGACTCGAACGCCAAGATGGGTCAGCCCTCCCAGGGTCTGATGCAGACCATCCCAAGCACCTTCAATGCGTATGCCGGTCCGTACCGCTCCCGCGGGATCACTGACCCCATGGCGAGTATCTATGCCGGCCTGAACTACGCAACCCACCGATACGGCTCCAAGTGGCGTCAGGCTCTTTCAGGAGTCAAGGGCTACTGGACTGGGACGCTTTCTGCGTCCCCTGGCCTCGCCCTGGTGGGTGAGAAGGGTCCTGAGTTGGTGGACCTCGGCAGGGGTGGTCAGAGGGTCTTCAGCAACGAAGAGACCACGTCGATGATGTCTGGTGCCCGACCCGTGTATCTCACGGTCCAGGAAGCCAAGTCGGAGAACACACCTCAGGCCGTTATGAGGGCATTCCAGTGGTACGACTCAATGTATGGAGACAGGCTCTAGAAATGAGGTGACCGTATGCCAATTCCGGTGCTACGGAGGACTCCTACGGTCCCTGTACCGACAGGGCCTCAGCCTCCTCAGAAGGTGCACTGGGGGAGGACATACGTATCCATCACAGGGAAGAACGGTGAGGGCGAGGAAATAGCCCTCACCAACTTCCATGACTCTCGCTGGCCGGGCATCTTCATGATGCCCGGCGCCACGGGGCTGGATGCGCCTCCTTTCGAACTGCACGCGGACGATAGCCCCAACTTGGATGGTGGGATTTTCCGAGACGCCAGGGCAGTGTCCCGGGAGATCATGATCCCCATCTTCCTGCACGGCATTGACAGGAAGACTATCCGGGAGTTGAAGCGGAAGCTTGTTTCAGCCCTGAACCCCAAGAAGGGCTATTGCGTACTCAAGTTCATTGAAGGGGATGCTGTCCCTCGGTATCTCAAGTGCTACTACAAGGGAGGCATGGAAGGTAGTGAGACTGAGGATCAGTCCGGGTTTACCTGGAAGAAGTTCGGCCTTCAGTTCACCGCCTATGACCCCTGGTTCTACGGTGACGATGTCCAGGTTGCTGAGTGGGCGTTCGGTACAGGTGAGGCGTTCCTTCACCCCACGTCCTTTTTCCCTCTGCACCTCAATGCCGGCATCGTGCTTGGTTCTGAAGTCGTCGTGGACAACATCGGTGACGTTGAGGCTTGGCCTCGTTGGGAACTGACAGGCCCCATAAAGGGCTTCAAGTTCACCAGTCCAGATGGAACGTCCTCCTTCGGAGTTACTGCGGATGGATCAGGGACGGACATCGTCCCTGCTGGCCGTGTCCTCACCATTGATACACGCCCTGGCTTCAAGTCCCTGAGGGACAACCTGAACACGAACTACTGGCCCTTGCTGGACGACAGTCCCCAGCTCTGGTCTCTGCCCGAGGGCGAATCAGTGTGTGAGGTGGACATTCTTCCTGGCTCCAGCAATGCGAAAGTCCGGCTGATCTTCCAGCCCAGATATGAGGGGTACTGATGTGGCCTACAGAATTGAGGTACGGGACAGAGACCTGAACCGTGTTGGTGTTATCGATACTTGGATTCAACTGGACATGGTGGTCCAGTTCAACGACCAGGGCTCATGGAAGCTCTTGGTCAAGGCTGGTACCCCTCAGGCTGAGCTCCTTCAGCAAGGAGGAGGGGTGGCCATCTATCAGGATGGGGTTCAGACGCCCATCCTGACTGGTCAGATCGAAGACTTCCAGACCTACTGGACTGTCCAACAGCACTCCTCCGAAGGCTCCATCTTCGTTGGAGGGAAGACAGACAACAAGCTGGCTTATCAACGGCTCGCTTTCCCCGAGCCGTCTCTGTCGGTCTCGCAGCAGTACTCCTCTCCCAATGACGTAAGGAACGTCAAGAAACAGGTCAACATCCTGATGTGGGACGAGGTCCGTAAGTCTCTTGGGCCTGGTGCGCTGACTAACCGACAGGTGGCCGGCGTTGACACCGGCACCTCACCCACAGGGTTCGGGGTCGTCAAGTCAGACACCCTCCGGTACGACGTGATTGGTGAGAAGTTCACTGAGTGGACCTCCGACAAAAAGACTGGTTGGCGGTTCATATACAACCCCAACACCAAGTCCATTGAGTTCAGGACGTATCAGCCCCGAGACCTTTCGGGGAAGATCCGCTTCTCCCCCGAGCTGGGGAACTTGCGGGAGTACATCTGGACTCTCAGTGCCCCGAAGGTCACCAGGGTCATTGTCGCCTGTCAGGGCGAAGGCAAAGAACGTTACGTCTGGCAGAAGATCGACTCTGCTTCTGAGACTGAGTGGAACCTTCAGATTGAGCAGTTCGTAGACCGCCGGGACATCCCCCTCAAGACGGATACCAACGGCAATCCTGTTCTGGTAGTCAAGAAGGATGCAGACGGTTTCGACGACATCGGGCAGAACCCCGATGGAACGGACTGGACCTCGGACCTCTATCGGGCCCGAAGAGACTACGAGAGTGCAGTACTCGAAAGGGATGCGGCTCAGGCTCAGCTAGACGCTGCTGTAACCGACGAAGAAAAGGCTGCTGCCAACGCTCGGCTCTCAGCAGCCAACACGGCTCTCAACGAGGCCAAGGCCGATCTCATTCTGGAGATCAACGCAGCCAAGTCCACCGTGGTTGCCTACTACCTGGAAGTCATCGAACAGGCTGCGAATGAAGTCCTCAAGGAGGGCGAGAAGTCCGGCAACTTCCAGATATACCCCATTGACACTGAGCAGATCATGTTTGGACGGGACTACTTCGTAGGAGACATCGTCTCTGTTGAGGTCAATGGCGTCACCTACAAGGACATGGTCAGAGAAGTCAATATCACCGTTGATGACGGGGGAAACGCCCTCACAGTCTCTCCCAAGATCGGTGACCAGGGATCCGGGGATCCCCTGAATTTGTATCAGACCGTATTCGACCTGCGTAGGAAGCTGCGCAAACTGGAAGCGAGGATGTGAAATGGCAGAAACTAGCTACCCGTTTGCAGCAGACAGCGCCGGCGGTGGAGGCAAGCTTGTCTCCGTAGCCCAGTGGCAGAACATGGCCCATCTCTGGGCTCCTGATGTAGTGGACCACCAGCTTGTTCAGGGAGACACCAATGCGGGTCTCCCGTTCTACTGCTCTATCTCTGGGTCAAACTTGATTATCCAGCCAGGTTCAGCATTTGTTGGGGGCTTCTATTACACCCTTGACGCTCCTCTGACTATCCCTGCCCCTACAAACAGTTCGACCTCTCAGCGTCGAGTCGACCTGTTGGTTGTTCGAGCAGATATGGCTACTGGCTCGGTGAACATCAAGCGGGTTGAAGGGCAGCCTTCCATTATCGCCCGAGAGCCCGAGCCGCAGAGGGATATCGGGGGCGTCTGGGAGATGCCTCTCTGGTCTATTGAGGTCCCGACGAATAACCAGGCTCTCACGCTTGGAGACCGTAGGCGTTACCGGACAAGGGACATGGCTGTAGCTCCCTGGAACCGTCGCTACGTGTCCTCTTCAGAGCCTGTAGGCACCTTCACCCTGGACATGGACATCAACAACACGGGAGGAATGGAGGAGGGGTTCAGAGGTGCTAAGGGGGACATGGTCACTCGTAGCCTGAGTGCCCGGAAGAAGTACACCCCGGATATCCTCACCGTGACCAACAAGCCTCCTGCTGCTAACCGTGAGTGCTACTGGCGCATCATCGCGCCAGGTACAGCGTCCTTCTCTATGCAGATTCGGAACACCTCCTCTACTGAGGTGAAGTCCTCTTCTGCGTTGGTTGTCACTCTTCCTTCGGTTCCGGCTAACACAATTCCTACGATCCTTACCGGGTATATCGACAACCCTGAGTCCAGGAACGGCCTGCCAAACCTCGTTCACATCGTGGCTAAGACCTCCTCGGCTGGCAGCAACTACTTGTATCTGTACTATCCCGCAACCAGCACCCTTGATGAGGGGCTGAATGTCCTTACGACCATCCCCGGCAAGTCAACGCTGATTATCTCGGGAGTCTATGAGACGGGCGAATTTGAAGGGCCGGTGCTTCTTTGATGGCGAGAAACCTCTTCGGTGGTACTGCTGCTGATGCAGCAGAAGACATTACTGGTGCCCGGGTACCAGGGGCTGAAGGAACTGTGTGGGATGGTCCTGGTGTAGAGGCTCTCCAGGTCACAGACCTCCTGGACTTCAACAACCAGCCCATCAAGACTCTCGTCTCTGGCCCTGAGGGCATGGTCAGTCACTTCTACGGTCCTGATGGTGCCACTCTCCTGTACGTGGATTTCGGTGCCGGCCGAGTGGCTATGGCTCCGGTCAACACGGCTACTGACCTGGCCACACACCTCACTGCGGCTGATCCGCACGGCTCCAAGGCCGGTGCCCTCGCTGAGGTCAATGCTCAGAAGGGTGCGGCCAACGGCATTGCCACTCTTGGGCCTACGGGCAAGGTCAAGCCCGAGCAGCTCCCCTCCGCCCTCGGAGAAGGAGGGGGCTCGGTTGACTGGCTCAACGTCAAGTCAGCCTCCTACGGAGCCGTAGGAGATGGTGCCGCAGACGACTGGCAGGCTATTCAGAACGCCATTGATGCCGCAGGGTACGGCGGTGTTGTCTACTTCCCAAAGGGCATATACAAGATCAGCCAGCCTCTAGACCTTCCTCCTGGTGTGACCCTCCTGGGGTCACACTCCAATCTGATGCTTGGTCCTGGAATGCAGGTTGACGAGTGGCCTTGTTACATTCAGGCAGCCCCGACCTTTACCGCAGGGGCCATGGTCACCATCATTGGTGAGGCTGACGGGGATCACCCTGCCATCAATGGTGAGATTCGTATTACGAACCTGATGTTCGATGGGTCCAAGGCGGGCGGAACGGGGCTTGATGGGCTCTACTCCCGCGGAAACGTTCAGAACGTGGTACTCCGGGATGTGTGCTTCCGCCGGATGCCGAACAACGGCATCGTGACAGCCTCGGTGGGCACCACTTGGCCGTATTCCTGGCGTCTGCACTCCGTCATGGTGGACAACTGCCACGTGAACGGCATGGTCTTCGAAGGAAACACAGACCTGACCCTTGAAGACTGCCAGGTCATTGGATGCTGGTCTACTGGCTTCAAGCTGACCAACTGTGCCAACACGATTGTCACCCACTCTCGTGCTGAGTGGTGCGGAAACTATGGCTTCTGGCTGACGGGTGGCTGGGGCAACTGGCCGGGTAGCGGTTCCATGACCATGACTGGTTGCTCCACTGACCGGAACGGCTGGGACGGGGTTCGTATCGACGGCAGCGGAAACGGGGCCTTCCTCGTCCAGGGTCTGATGACTCGTCGGGATGGTCGCAACGGGGGAGCTGGCGGAGGCGGGTACGCTGGCCTGAGGCTGAGCAATCAAGCTCCTGTGGTGGTTACTGGTCATCAGAACTACGTGGGAACAGACGACGGGGGCACAGCCGGCACCAGCCCTGACTATGGTGTTTCCATCAGCGGTGCACGGGATGTCCAGTACAACGGGGCCTATCTCCATGGACTTCTGGGAACCATCAAGGACGACGGAACGAACACCCGAGTAGTCATTGGTGTCAACGCCTCCGGTGTGGTGGGTAACAACTACGCCGAGGACCGCAAGCCCATCCCTGCCCAGGTCAGTGACATTGCTGCCTCTGGAAGGGCTCTAGGGCAGGCCCATCCTGCGGACCATGGCCTTGCTGCTTGGGCATACAGCCCTGAGTACGCAGTCAGCAGCCTCGCAGTGACATCAGGAACGGTGTTCCTGTCGGCTGTTTACGTTCCCGCAAGGAAGCAAGTCAGTAAGATATTCTGGCATCTGAGCAACAGTGGGGCCACGCCTACTACAGCAGCCAACTTCGTTGGTCTGTATAACTCAGCCGGAACTCGACTGGCCAGTGTTGATGTTGGCTCCCTGATCACTGCTATTGGACTCAAGTCCACTGATATTCCTGCCATGATTCTGGAACCCGGTACCTACTGGGTGGCCTTCGTGTTCAACGCAGGGACCCTGCCGGCTATGCCGCGAACTACGGGCATCTCTGGGTCTACCAGCATCGTCAACGTCAACCTCACCCCGAGTACGTTCAGGTTTGCGACTAATGGTGCAGGACTCACGGCCTTGCCCGCCACGATCAATCCCGCCACCAACGTTGCAGGACCGGCCTACTGGTCCGCTATCGGCTAAGAACGGCTAAACCTTGTTACAGGAGGGCCCTTCGGGGCCCTCCTTTGTTTTGTCCATCCTCACGCGAGTCACTACGAGGATGCCTAGGGAGGGGCCCTGACCATGCTCGAAATCCTCAACTATGGAGGGGCCTTGGCCGGTGTAGCCGGTGCTGTGTCCCTCATCATCGCCTCCATACGAACCAATGCTGCTCGCATCTGGAAGGAAGAGGCGGAAGCACACAAGGCGAGAGCCGACAGACTTATTGAAGAGCTGGAAGAAGTGAAGGGCAAGCTATCTGACCTTGAGGACAAGACTCAGGTGCTGATCAGTCTTCTCTCCGCAATCGATCCTCAGAAGCTTGAAGCGCTTCAGACTGGGAGGCATTAATGACACAAGCTGCAACAATACTTGCTCTGGCTGAAGACGAGGTTGGTTACCACGAGGGCCGCTCCAACGGCCACTGGAACAACTGGCAGAAGTACTCCCCTGCGGTTCCTGGCCTTGAGTGGTCCCAGAACCAGGCTTGGTGCGCAACGTTCGTTTCCTGGCTGGCCCTGAAGGCTGGTATCGAAAACCTCTACCCGCGAACTGCCTCTTGCTACACGGGAGTTCAGTGGTTCAAGAAGAAGGGACGATTCTCCGAATACCCCGCTATTGGCGCTCAGGTATTCTTCGGAAGTGGCGGAGGTTCCCACACGGGAATTGTTTACAAGTACGACGAGACATATGCGTACACCATAGAAGGTAACACGAATCTTTCCGGGTCCGCTGAGGGAGATGGTGTCTACAAGCGGAGTCGAGTCCGTAGGGATTCCTACCTTTACGGGTATGGATACCCGGAATTCTCCGAAGGCATTGTGACTGCTGACCCTTCCAAGAAGGGCAAGAAGGGGTACACCTACAAGGCATCTGCCAGTGCCCCTGCTGTGCCAACCAAGACTCCGGGCAAGGCTGCTTCGACTCCAAAGCCGAAGCCTGCCTCCTACGAGCCGTACCCGGGTGCTGCGTACTTCAAGAAGAACCCCAAGTCTTCCCTGGTCACACGTATGGGGAAGCGTCTGGTTGCTGAGGGCTGCTCTGCCTACTCCTCGGGGCCTGGTCCTCAGTGGACCGAGGCTGACCGGAAGAGCTACCGGAAGTGGCAGCTCAGGCTTGGTTACCGCGGTTCTGATGCTAACGGCTACCCCGGTAAGGCTTCGTGGGACAAGCTGAAGGTGCCGAAGGCTTGACCAGGTCGTGAGGGGTCGGGTCCTCGCGTGCGCACCGGAGTGGGTAGGTGCTTAGGCTCCCCCGCGCGAGTTGCAGTTCTCTTTTCGGAAAATGGGTGGATTTGAAAACATTCAAATTTCTGAGCAAGTTCGAAAAGTTGGGCTGGGCTGAAAGAATTTGAGATTTCTCTCTTCCACCTCTAGTCGACCTCCTCTATTTCACATTTCCCTTTCGCCCTTTCTCGGGCTCCCTCTGCTTTCCTCGTGTGAATGAATGAAGCAACACCCATTAGTTCATTCATTCCTGCTGTACACATGAGAAAGCCCCTGCCCTCTCTGGGCAGGGGCCTGGTCTACCGATGGGACGTGAACGAATGAAAGAACGCCTGACCAAGCACGCTGTACGCCTAGCCGGCGCCGTGGGTGCCGTCGCTCCCCTGGTTGTGGCTCTGCTTGACTCCCTTCCCTGGGAGTGGGCCGTGTCCCTGTCTGCTGTCGCTCTCTCCGCGGGTGAGGTCGCTCAGAGGGTTGAGAATGCCAAGACTCTCCGTGCCTTTGTTGACGGGGCCTACGGCGAGTAGGACGCCGGCTCGCATGAGTCGGCTCATGATCTGTGGTCGGTGGAGACTGACCGCACAGGGACTCTGCGGAGTCCCTGAGAGTGAGTGAGACTGGAGACCTGTTGTCAGGTCCCCAAACACAAGAAAGCCCCCTGCCGAAAGGCAGGGGGCTCTTTTGCGTTTCTACCGCTTTCGGTGTCTCCAAACGTCTATCACCCCCCAGGGGATGAGTAGACATGGACTCCACTTAGTCAGGAACCAGAGTGCGTCAGAGTCCGTCACGTAGGCCATGACGAACAGAACCCACCACACAACGAACATGGAACCGATGATCGTTCCTACACTGGAGATGTTGAGCCTACGGGACATGCTGACTTCCTTTCCTCGTATTGCCATTGACCTGATGACCACTTACGGACCAGGGCTGCGTAACGGCCCTGGACTACTCGCAAAGGCTTGTGTACTGGCATACTCCCGGGGTTCATAGCCATCCCTCAGAAAGCATGAGTTCTTGTGTCACTGGGTTGTCCAGAGTCCGCGTCTCCTGACGCGGTTCAGGGATGGTGAGTGTCAGTGGCGTGGGCTCAGAGGCAGTCTCTTGCTCCTGCTCTGTTTCCGCGGGGACAGACTCTGTGTTAGCCCATCGGTACTCGACACCAGGTCGACCACGCCCGGAGGTAACTCCGGTCACCACACGGATATCAGGCATGCCGGCAAGGGCAGTACGGATGCTGTCTGCCGTTGCTCGGTTGGCCAACTTCCGCAAAAGGACCGAGTGAGGAAGCTTCCCCTCGAACTGGGTAAGAGCCTCACGGATCATCTCGGGCAGTGTCTTGACTGCCCTACCAGACACCTTTGTGTCTTCCCGGACCAACTTCCCCACACTCTGAGTGGAGTACTGAACGAATGCCCAAGCAGCATCGATTGCCTTTCGGCTGATGACTGTCTGACGCTCTGTCGCAGTAAGTACCGCTGCAACCCTGAGAATCTGTTCTGGGGTTCGCTCAACATAGCAGGAAAGATGCTTAGGTGTGTCTTCCTGCTTGAGCTCGAACTGTACTCGCAACTCATCGAACCGTTCGCCGGCCGCAGGGTCCAGTGTCAGAACACGGGGACGGCTACGGGCCCATGCATAAGCTTCCTCAAGACCCTGCACTTCCGGGTAAAGCTCCCGGTTGTTATAGGGCAGGATCTTGCTGCGGTGAACCAGCACAGGAAGCAGTCGGTTGTAGCTACCTCCCCGGGCATCCCGGGGCTTGATGTAATCCGTCCACTCCCCTGGTGTGATGTGGGAATGAAAGCCCAACCGGGGGTTGGGTACGACCATAGACACCTTAGTTGTGGTGTGCCTGATAGTCGCTCCATCCCAGCAATTACGGAGCTTAGAAGCGAACGTAGGACACCGGTTCTGGCGCTTAAGGTTCTCTGACCACTCCTCATCAATCGTGATGAGTCGAGTGTCCGGTCCCCCTTCGCTCCCCTCTGTCCGCTCCTGCTGTTCGAACAGAACCTGAGTGAGGGACGGACCGGAGGACACACCACCTGCGGTGCGCTCTTCCAGGAACGTGCCGATGGAAGGCTGAAGCATGCCGCGTGCAACACGGAGGGCCGTGCCCTTACGGCCAATGGCGGACTCGCCGGCCAGCACGGTCCAGACGACGACAGGACGCCCGTTCCAGAGGGTGACGTGCCCTCCGATGGCACTGGACCACAGAGCTAGAGCCGAGGCGTAGACACCTACCGGGTCTGCCTCGGTATAGGGGTCCGCTGCAATGACCGCATCACCGATGGGCCCATACCTCATGGGCTCGAATGCTTCCAGGCTCACTTGTTTTCCTCCGGGTCTCCGAGAATCTGAGTGAACTGATCAGCGAACTTGTCCTCGTGTTCCTTGCACAAGAACCAGGTCTTGCCGGCAAGGTGGATCTCGACTACGGACTCAGTAGCCGATCCGTCCTTCCGGTAGCACCCATCGCAGGCATTCTCCATGACTTGTTCGACTACTCTCACTACTCGTGCCATTGCTCCTCCACTGACTGACCAACCATGAACGCGAACAGTCCCCCGCGGTTAAGAGGGGGACTGCGCACGAACACGAGAGTTCAGGCACTTGAACTGAAACGGTGCACTCTCTTCCACTCCCACTCGTTTGGACCCCGACGGTTTACGTGCATGTGCCCACTCACGTGGATATGCACGAACTCATATACGGCCCCGTTGATCTCCCTGCACCACACATCCGTGAGGCGCCCCCTGTAAATACAGATTCGTTCACTGATGTTCACACTGCCTCCCGATACGTCGTGGTCCGTCGCTGGTACAGAAACTCTTTGGTGACTGCCTTGACCAGAAATCGAGTCACCGCGGCAGGATCGGCATAAGCTTCGGCCGTGGTCCCGCAGTCTTCGAACACTGCCCGGAGGGCATCCATTCGCAGCTTGGGTGTCTCCAGCCATGCTGCTGTCATGGCCCGGAAGACAAGCTCTCCCGACTCTTCTGCGTACCGCTTCATCAGGCTCACTTGGCCCCCTTCGGGATAATTCGAATGATGCTGTCTGGGTGAACCCTTTCCACCAACACCCCTGAGCCCACCTGTAGGGTTACCCTGCCGAACGCAACGGTGTAAAGCCACGCTGTAAGCCGATCCCCGTTTACGTCTACGAATTCCACAATGGGAGGAATGCCTCCCTTGGGCGTGGTGTCGAGAGCGAAGCTCAGATCTTCGATGCGCATACTGATCACATCCAGTACTTTCCCTCGGAGTGCCAGATATCCCGCACCACACGGGCAATCTCTGCTTCGATGAATGACCACTCAGCACGAATGACGTGCCTGACACGCCCGTCTGAAGAACCCTTGCGCCACTTCAGCGCTGTGTGAATGGCCATGATCTCTGTGCGGGTGAGTTCCCACACCGACTCATCAGGAAGTCGAGTGGTGGTGTAGGTGTTGGGGACCATGCCGCGGACGGCATTGACGTACTCCGTGCCGGCCCACACGTTGTCCTGTGACTGGAGTTCCAGGGCCCTGCGGAGTGTGGTTCGGACGTAGGCCGTGCATGCGTAGCTGTAGGTCGTTACGCGATAGGTCTGCTCTGCCTTATGGCCACACCGGGGGCCGATGGTTGATTCGCAGCATGCCCACACAGTGTCCCCCTGTGCGTTCTTACGTGGATAGTCGCTCACTGTCTTACCTCCTCAGCCTTTGAGTTCAATCAGCAGCTCATGTGCCTCTTCGTACTGCTCCTCACTGATCTCTCCCGAATTACGTGCGTATTCGAGAGACACGAACAGGATGTCTAGTGTCGTTTCCATTGCCTCACCTCCTGTTTGAGGGCATAGAGAAGGGACCGAGGGCGTGTTCCCTCGGTCCCGCCTGTTGCTTGTGCTACTCGGTCCAGTTGAGGCATCCCTGAACGATGTATGCCAGTTGGTCATCCGCAGAGCGGGTACGTCCGTCGTCTGTGGTGTCTGTGATCAGATCCTGATAAGCAGCACGCCCATCAGGAGTGGACTGGAGAGGCTCACAGACACCCTCTGCGTATCCGTCATTGAAAGCGTCCACCTCCATCCGCTTCACATCGTGCTCCGCACGCTGTTCCGCTTGTTCAACCTGCCGCCGGCTGTCCTCTTGCATCACGGATTGAGTGATGCCCACGGAGACTCCCGCGGAAAGGATGATGGACACCAGGGCTGTTGCGATGTAGCGCATGTCAGTCGCTCCATTCCGTCATGGCGTGACGCTCACCGTGGTAGGTGCTCCCGCACCCTTCACACGTGGAAGTGCTGAAGGTGTTGGTCTCGCAGTCGCATTCGTCCCTGTCTTCACCTTCAGAGGTGAAGACGTGGCATTCGTCGTCATGGTCCTCCCAGCCCATTCCGGGGCATGCCTCATTCGAGAGCTGAGACAAGGGCTCTCCCCCCTCGTGCGATTCCTCGTGACAGTCCTCGCACTCACCGTTTGCAGCATGCATGATGCAGTTCACGCACACCCAAATGGTCCATGATTCACGCGTGTTGCTCATTGCCTTGCCTTCCTGTCTACTGCCGATAGGGTCAATACGGCAGACAGACCCCTTAAGGGGTCTGTCCACCTCTATTCACCTCACCGACTCAGTAGTTCGATCGAGCGTCCTTGTGTGTCTGAGCGGCATTCCATGCCGCAGTGATGCTGGTGTGTGCCGAGACCCACTCACCACAAAAGCGGGCGACGTACCGCGGCTTTGAATAGCCGCACCATTCGGGATAGACCGAGTAGCGCTTGTCCTCTCGGCCATTGGGCCAAGAAGCCTGAGTTGCCTTGTCCAGACTGACGCTCATGCCTTACTTCCCTTCGATCATGTCTCGTGACAACTTGGTGGGCAAAAAATATATGCCCTACGTAGGTCAGCGTTCCGTGTGGTTGGGGTTGGGGTAGATCATCACCCCGTGGTCGCTGGGGCGGCGCTTGTACCTCTCGTCATTGAACTCTGAGAGACGACGTACCGTGCCGGCCAGATGAACACCACACACGGCGCTCTGTACCGTGCGCCACCTGGCGTTGACCAACCAATAGGGCTTGTTCGTACAAGCCTCTGTTGCCTCACACACTTGAATGCCTTTCAGCGGGAGAGGTACTTACGGATGGACTGGCGGAACTTGTTCTCATCCCCGCGCTTGACACTGCGACGCTTGGCCTTACGTCCCTTGCCGGGAGGCTGGCCACAGCAGTAGCAGTCTCGCCCTCCGGGTCCGTCCGGGCACTGCTTGCCTGGCATGCGTGCGTTCATGCTGCCTCACCCTTAAGCAGCTCCCAGCAAGTAACGCAGTAGACCACTACGTCCCCGTTGTCTCTGGTGAACTCTCGTTCCTTGTGCTCGTGCACCCTCATGCCTTCCTGGTGAACTTGTAGGGCCCGCTGTTGCCCTGTCGCAGCATCAGCCGACCGTTCTTGCTCCAACGGGTCTCGTAGCCCTCGTAGAGGGCCGTGAACTGTGCCTCGTACTCCGAGACTGCATCTGCGTGGAATGCGTCCCACGAGTAGTCTGCGGTGGTGCTGTCCGGGGTCTGGTGAGTCATCCCCACGGCGGGAGCCGTGACCATGCCACCGATACCGAGACCGAACACCAGGGCCATGACTGCGGAGATAACCCACATGATCATTGGTCTGTCCTTGTCTGCTAGACGGAAGTAAGAGGGCACTCATCCCGTTGCCAGGATGAGTGCCCGATACCTCTTATCTAGTCACTTGACCAATACTTGATCCTCGGGGCCGTACTCCTTGACGTCACCTGATGAGAAGGTGACCCGCACGCCCCCGTTGGTCAAGTCATCTACGGTGTCTACGAGGAAGGGCATTTCGTCATCCGCCAGGATGACCTTGTCGTTGCGCATGAGGCTTGCTGCGCTGATGTGTTCCATGACTACCTCCCACCGATGGCACGGTTGACTCGTGCCTGGTACTGCTTGTAAACGGAGTCCGTATCAGTGGAGGGGGACACGACCTCCTGCCCTTCCTGGATTATCCGAGCCTTACCTTCCCATTCCTGGTAGGCAAGTCCACTGTAGGGGTGACTGATGACAGTCACCCACCTTTCAATGCTTTCTGACTTTCCGTCCGGCCACACCCAATACTCCCCAATGGTGTCGGGTTCGTATGTCACTTGCTCTCCCTGTACTAGGCGACAGTAAGAGGGCCGGCGTTCCCTTTGCAGGGAACGTAGACCCGATACCGCTTACCTAGCAGAACACACGTTGAGCGTGAGTCCAGATTCAGCAATCCACCACTCAACGATTTCGTCTGCCTCGTACGCTGCGTCCATCCACATGACTTCCGCGGCGCCGAACGTGTCGATCATGTTGAGCCACTGGAAACGGTTGACCTTCTTCAGGGAGTCCAGCGCTTCGGCGTACTGACCCTTGTTGAACTGTTCGATGACTCCGTTACGGAACGGAACAAACGTGTTGCTGTATCCGGTCTGCATCATGTTCTGTCCCTCTTGTTGTAGGCGACTACATGTCGGCACCCGAACTCCTGAGAGGCCGGATACCGTCATGCTGCTTACCTACATCTAGCCTTGATTGTGGACTAAGGCCCGCTAGCCGGCCCAGTCGGCATCAGCGATGCTGACGCCTACCCTCTTGAGTAGCCCTACAGGGCTACGGGGAATTTACTGCGCTAGATCATTGATCTATGGCGGTTTCGCTATTGAGTTCTCAATGTACAGAGGCTTCCTTGGTTCAGCCCCTCTGGTGAGGGGCCTAGCTTCCGGGCCCTGTCCTCTGGGGGCTGCTGCCCCCTTCCGACATAGAGAAGACTATGGGAGTCCATGTCTCGTGTCAACCTGGGTTCGCAGACTTCTTTCATTCATTCATGATCCCGTGAGGGAGAGGACACGGCAGCCGACCCCCCATCAGAGGGGGCCTGGTAGGCACACCCTTCTATGTACGCGCGTGTGCGCGCACGCAGATACCCCATGACCTACACAGAGCACAACCCCTATGCATGTGCACTAGGTCACAGTGTGAGACCTCTTGAGGGAGACTGGCCGGCTCAGGGCGTCCTCATGGGTCGGCATGATGTGCTGTCCGGGCACGTCCGTCAGGGCCCGGCGAGGACGCCGACATGTCACTCATCTCTGCATTCCGAATGGGCATTGAATGAATGAACATAGCTATTCGAGAGTGGCATGAATTGAATGTCCGTGTGCTATTACCTCACGCCTGCCGGCGTTTATTCATTCATTTGCATTGCTGTGTGCACACCTGGGGTAATGCGTATGTACACACACAAAGGACCCGCCGGGGGCACCTTCCTTCGATTGCGTACGGGTAATGAAGCTCTGTATGGCTCTCTAAGGGCCTCTGAGACCTTCTCTCGCCCAACTCCCCATAGAGCCCCCAAAAGGCTCTCAGAACCCCAATGAGGCCCTTTTTTGAGGTTCTAGATGCCCAAACCCCGCCTTGTGGTTGTGGATGAATGAAAGAAGTGCCCTCAACTGTGTGATTTGGGTCTCAGTTTTGAGGTTTCACGTCACCAACGACCGCGTAGTGACCCCTACATCTATATTGTAGGGGAAAGTGATATACCCCCTTAGTGATCTTGAGGGAGACAGTAGAGCCCCGCCGGGGGAGGCGGGGCGATAGAGGTAGTGCCGGACCTCCAGAGTCCGGCATAATGAATGAAATAAGTGTTAGTCGGCACCCCTAGAGTGCCGACCTGTGCGTGAAAGAATGAATTAAGTAGCCCAGGACATGAGTAAGCCTCCTCCCCGCAAAGGGAGGAGGTTATTTTCATTGCATTATGGGATTAAACTGGTGCAGGAATTAGGGATTTAGCCCTGGCTTCTAGTTCTTTGTCTTCCAGGGACAGTCTTCCCGCGGTTACTCGCACATGCCCCCCGTAGGGACTGTCCAGTTCTACAGTTCTGGCCATGTCCAGAGACCAGGAAGTCTCTGAAACCTGAAGGGCATCTGGTTTGGGGATGGTCAGAGCGCCTCGGCCTGTACTCACGAGCCAACAGCCACACCTCTGCTCGTGGTTGCCCTTCCACTCACCGATGAAGCCGTGTCGGCCACCCAGGGCGAAGAGGTCCCCAGGCTCAAACACATTGCCCTCGACAGGGATCACGCCCAGGACGGCTGTATAGCCGTTGTTGATGCTCGTGTATGCCATGACACAGCGGGATCCCGATGACCAGTCATGCAGCAGAGGGAAGATGGTCAGCCTTCCTGTGCCTTCGATCTTCGGTGACATAAGCTACTTACTCCAAACATGAGGTCGGCCCCCACCTTACGGGCAGGGGCCGACACAAGGGGAATCAGATCAGCCGTGGTCACCACACGGAGGGGGGTCCCCAGGCTTGCCGTCGCTGTCGTCTCCACCACAGCTCACGTGCTCTGTGTCCCACAGCTCGGGGAGGATTGAGTACCCCGCAGCAGTGATGGCCTTGGTCGTCCGGGGGATCACCACCCCGGAACTCTCATAGGTCTTGCCCGGGTCATCCCAGGGTACGTGGTGGACCTTGGGCCACCCCCGGGACGAGAAGAAATCGTCATACTCCCTGGTGTACTCCAGGAAGCAGTGAAATCCCATGTCCACGGTCGGGCTGGGGCTGAGTACCCCAGTCCCTGCCGGCTTGGTAGCCGAAGTAGCCAGGAACGCCAGGGCCTGATCAGTGACAGCCTCAGCCATCTGCTGACCGATTCCATTTGCCGAAGCCACACGGCTACTCAGCCGCTTGAAGAAGTCCGGAGCGACGAGTGTCCTCCCCGTCAGGACTTCAGCATCGGATGAAGCAGGCATGCCAACTCCTCTTCTTTGAGGGTGCATTGGGGTGGTTCTGCTTGCGGGAATGATGCTAATTCTCCCACTGGCAGTTGGGGCACTTGTACCGACTGCCCAGGGGAAGCATCAGGCTGCCACACTGGGCGCAGGTCATGGAGACGGGGGCCGGGGGCTCTAAGCCCCGAGTCAGCTCCTGATGGAGGAAGGCTTGCGCAGCCACGGCCACGTGAAGGCCGTGCCAAGTCGTCGCTACTACCGTGGTTTCGAGCCCCCACGCTTCTTCCTTGAACATGTCCTTCAGCGCCTGAACGTTGTACGGGGGCACTGCGTACCAGTGAGGGGCTGACTGGTCGTCGGGCTTCGAACAGAACGAAACCCATCCCTCTGGCAGGGGCGTTTTGATCGTCACAGGTGGCTGCCCCGGCACCGGAATGGGCTCGGATGCAGCGACCTTCTCAACGCAGAAGCGTTGTCCGCTGGCTGTCAT